TCCCAAGAATTCCTGAATTTCTTTTCTACTTCTAGGTTCTTTACAAAATTCCAGTATTGACTCCGTTCGCTTATCCTCAGCATCCATTTCAGCTTGGGGGGTAGCTTGGGGGGTAGCTTGGGGGGTCAATGGAATAATTGTCTTAAACACATCTCCCTCGATGAATTCAGGATCGGCACCCGAATAGATTTTATTGTACTTATATATGTTCCTAACTCCCGACCCAAGTTCATCAACCCATCCGATTTCTTTAAAGAACTTTGCAATCTTTGGGTTCTTGGGATAAGGTGAAAAGTCCTCAGGGTCAATCATTCCATGACCATGGGGCTTGTTGCCATTTTCGATAAAGACTCTGTCCTTCTCCACGACTAGCTTTGCAGGAAATGGATTTGAGAATTCTCTATGGATCAATAGGTTTGAGACCGCTTCTCTGAAAATCTTATCCCTTAAACTTACACGCTGATCACCTTCGAGATAGAATTTGTCATTGAGATGCTTGGCAATAAACTGCATTAATCTTTCGTAGCTTCTTAGAAGATTCACCCTAATATCATCCCGGTCATCATACCTGTCGAGGTTTTCTCTTCTTAAAATTGCATCTGTCCTATAGTGTGGAAGCGCTGTTTGAATCATCAGCTCACTTCCAAAAATTAAAATGCCCGCTAATGTAATCCCTTGCTTACCTGTGCTCTGATCCTTTAGATACATGCCTGCACTTTTCAGCAGCTCGATGTTATCCATCGAAACCCACGGGTGGCCGGGCTTCAAATTTCCAACCGTTTTTCTAACCCTTGTAAACAACTCATCTTCCAGCTCATCCAAGTCAGCATAGGGAAAAATTCTATTTTCTGTATATGTGGCTTGCTTTCTCATGTACAATCCAGATACTAGATTTGTATTATTTGTAATGTCAAAATCTCCATCTTCGTTTCGATCAAAGATTTTTCCCTTACAACGATGCACCTGAGAACTCTCCGGTACGTTAATGTACAGGATCGTCTTCCCATCTATTTCAACATCTTCTACTGCCAAGTAAAAAGCAGGATTGAGAGTTTGTGGATTATTAAGCGATGTAACGAAATCTTTCTTCAGCTGCTCCACAGAATCTTTATCGACGCCTACAATATCACCGTTATCCTTCACCCCAAGAAACAAATGCCCCCCGTGGCGATTCAAAAATGCGCATACAGAATCATACACATCCTTATTTAACTTCTTTTTACTCTCTTTGAATTCTACAGTAATGCTTTCACCACTACTGATTATTTTCTTTAAACTTTCTATTTTCACTTGCAACACCTCGTTTACGCCAATGCAAGGCGCTATAATTTAGTATATCCATTCAATCAGATAGTAATCATGAGTTCGCGAATTTTGATATCAACCCAAAGATATACGCTGTGTTCCTAGACTGTTCTCTTACTTCCTGCCTTAGATGGGTTTCTCCATTTTTCCATCGTTCATAATATCCAGCTACATTCATAAAATCATCTTTTGTAATTTTTCTAGCTCCATTTAGTTGAACAGAAGGATTCTTATCGGGTGTGCTATCTACGTACAAATATATTTCTTTTGTATAAGCTCTAAACCACAATGGAGTTCTATTGTTTTGAGGAACTGTTGATACATCAAAAGCCTCTTCAGTTGCCGTGCTAAGAATCTGATGCCATAGCTTTTCAAAATCCATTACTCAACACCCTCCTTCAACTGAATAATATTTCCGGGTAAAGCTTCAAACATGTCAGGGTAATGTCCACATCTTGCGCGGATCTGATTGTACTTCGCCTGAGTCCCATCTTTCTTCAAGTACAACTTCCTTCTGTATATTTCATCTGAAAGCTCTGCAGCATGCATTTTTCTGCTTTCCACTTCCTTAAGTACAATTTTCATAGCTTCTTGTAAAGTTCTTTTAGGAATCGAAGGACCAAGAATTTTTTCAATTGGACCAGCACTCGGGTCATACTTAAGCAGAATGTATACCGGCTCGTTGTCTTTTAGTATGACAACCTTTCCATTTTTCTCAACAATTTTCACGACATCATCCAGGTCCGTCTTCAGTTTTTCATAAGAAATCAAACTTTCCAAACTAACTTCCATAGCTCTCACCTCACCTGTAGTATACCACAGACACTAATACAATTTCAATATTTTTGTACGTATTTGTAACTTTTTTGTTCTGCTCTTTTATTTCATAAAAATAAACCCACCAAGTGGCTTGATCACTACAATCAGGCTACTCAGTGGGTTTCATTCTTACTTTTTTATCGGGAGCTTCCAATATTCCCTGCGATTATCTCTTGCATTCCATCTCACACCAACACTTAGTTGATACTCAATAACGTCATCAGCTAGTAAGGTTCCTGACTTGATTAACCTCGTGAAAATATCTCTTCTAAAGGGAACTCTCTCTTTCTTGGGATTGAATGGCTCCAAAGCAAGGAGTTCTTTCCTCAACCACTTTAACTCTTCACTAAGTGCACTCACTCTCTCCTTTCTATCTTCATAGCTTCGAATCTTATCGTGAAGATCCATGATATGGTCAGTAATCACTTTGATCGCACCGGTATCCTCGCCATGTTTCTTTCCCTCTTCAACAGTCTCGTAGAGTTTCTGGTAGTAGATTTCGATTTCTTTTTCTAAACGTTCAAGTTCTTGCTCCTCGTGAGGTTTCAGGCTAACCTCTTCGATAACTTCATTTACCAATTCCGATAACTTCTTCGAGTTTTTCATTTCCTGCAGCATTGCCATGAAAGTGTGTTCGATGTTCTCTTCCCTGATAGCTTTTTCAAAACACTCCTCGGAATGGTTCTTAACAACAGAAGCTCTACACCGCCAATAATGCTTCTCCAACCCCTTATGGCTTGAAAGATGTACAATCGGACAGCCGCAAATTCCGCATTGAAAAACCTTGAAGAACTCATCTCTAGTGTGCCGGTTTGTTTTCGTGATTTTCCTCGCCTTACTATTGATGATTCTCTGCACCTCATCCCACTTTTCTTTATCGATAATAGCTTCGTGATTATCTTCAATATAGTACATTGGCAGTTCACCATTGTTCGGGACTCTCTTCCCGGTAATGGAGTCGCTTGTGTACTTTCTTTGATAAAGCACATCTCCGATGTATGCTGGATTATTTAACATTCTACGAACTGTAGTGACCCCCCAAGCACTATTATTCTTAGGACTTGGAATTTTATCCTCCGTTAGGCCTTTTGCAATACCCAGCATGCTTTTCCCTAATAGATACTCATCAAAGATTCTTTTAACCACGGCAGCCTTCTCGCTGTCAATTTCCCAGCTTCCATCTTTACCATAATAGAATCCATAAGGCAGTGTGCTGAGTTTAACAGATCCCCTTTCTGCTAATTTACTTCGACCCCATGTAAGGCTTTCACCAAGACTCCGCGACTCTTCTTGTGCGAGCGCGCTGTATACAGTCAGTAAGATTTCACCATCTTTTTCAGCTGTATCTATCTCTTCTTTCTCGAACATTATAGAAACACCTAGAGCCTCTAATTCTCTCACATACTCCAAGCAATCTACAGTGTTCCTAGCAAATCTCGATATAGACTTGGTGATGACGCGATCAATTTTTCCTTTTCTGCAATCTGAAATCAACTCTTGAAAACCATCTCGATTCTCCGCCTTCGTTCCTGATACCCCCTCGTCATAATAAACCTTAATCAGTCGATAATCAGGATTCTTTAACACAGCATAAGTGTAGTAGGCCATCTGAGCTTCCAACGATCCTAATTGCACTGGATCATCAGTACTAACTCTTGCATATACAGCGATTCTAACCTTTTTCTTGGCAGGCGGGCTATGTTGTTTACTTTCCCTGATTTCTCTTCGTATACGATCGATAATATTCTCTGAAAAGTATTTTTCAACTCTAACTGCTTGCATGTTCTCACCTCTTACTTTAGGAAATGGTGGATCTATTTCTTCCACGCCTTCAATTTCACATCCCTCTACTAAGATGCGATATTGCTCCTTATTTTGGGATTTTAGTATCAAATCTTTCCCCATCAATTGTTCCCGCTTTAGCTCCATTTCCACTTTTCTATTCTCACAAGTCCCAACAGTCGTATGTAGATCATCATACCAATGCACCTGGTAATCTTCTAAAGAGAAAATCCTGATTTCCAAAATCCACGCTCTAAGAACATCAACATTAGCTCTCTCTATAAAATCTTCAGGAGATTTTGCTTTTCGTAATAGTTCAATCGCGAGATCACGATACTTCCGATCTTCTTCTATCATGGTCGCTAGATGCTCGAACTCCACTATTGCTCGCTCCACCTTTTCTTTTTCAATGATTGCTAATTCATCTTCCGATGCTCGTCTTTGATGCTCTTTCGCGATTTGTAATTTGCTTAGTAAGCTAAGGCGATGAAGTTCAAACCGATCATTTTTGTTCACCCAAATCAATTCATCCTTCATCACTTCTAATATTTTAGGATTGTTGAAATCATACCTCTTTCTGATAATTTCCTTCATCAGTTTGAGAATCTTTTTATCGGTTAACCGTGGAGAATCACATAATCTCGCTTGTTTTTGCTTCACGCTGCAGACCCATTCAACGCGATTCTTTTTTCTGCTCTTGTGATAGTTCACATCGCATAGGCCGCAACTTATCCTCTTCGAACAAGAGTGATGTATCTTTTTGCCAAGTCCTTTTTTTCTCCTCTTCTCCGAGAGCATATCTTTTGCTTTTTCAAAACACTCAGGTGAAAGAATTCTGGGATAGGCATTCTCAATGAGATACATATCCTTCTCACTATCTTTAAGAAATTCGACTTTTTGAGAGAGGGAACTGTTATATTGATTTGTTATCTTCTCACCAATATAAGACCTATTCTCTAAGATATTCAGTATCAATGTATGCGACCAAATAGTATGCCCACTAACGGTCTTTACACCTCTATCCGTTAAGAGTTTTAGAATTTCAGCGATTTTCATACCTCCAATAAAGAGTTCAAAGACTTCTTTTATCACCTCAGCTTCTTCTTCGTGAATGACTGCCACCTGTCCCTGTGTTGTCTTTACAATTTTATAACCGAACTGTCTTCTATAGATTGGATTACCGGAAAGGATTCGTTTGTTTTGGCCCCACTTACTATTGTGGGCTATGCTCACAATTTCATCTTGGCTGATCGCCGCCAAGGCTGTTAGAAAGAACTTGTTTTTTCTTTCCATACTATTGATGTTTTCTTTCTCAAAAATTACCGGTATTCCAAGATCACTTAAATGGTCCACAACTTCCAGAAGATCTTTCGCGTTTCTAGAAAACCTAGAGATGCTCTTCGTTAACACCAAATCTATCAATCCATCGTCGCAATGTCTAAGGAGTCTTTTGAACCCGGGACGACCATCTATCGTTACACCTGATATTTCCTTATCATAATATAAACCCACCAACTTATACTCATCATGACTTCTGATGTAATGGGTGTAATATTTTAACTGATTCTCGAGAGAGTTGATTTGCTTATCACCGCTCTGTCTACTAAGCCTGCAATAGGCAGCAACTCTTAACTTTCCATTACTCTCTTTTTCTGGCTCTTCTTTTTCCTTTGGCCATAGCACTTCAACCGTCTTTTTCCTCACAACAAAAACTCCTTTCACTAGAGCCCACCTGTAAGGTCCCAGGTATGTTATTAATGGCTCTAGTCCAGAGATAATGCAAGTACTATCTCCAGAATGAAAGAAGTTCTTTTTCTCGATCTGTTTCTCATGTCATGGCATTAGGTTTTCTTAGGTTTTGTAAGTCGAGAGTTGTGAATCTCTGTTTCAGAAGAAGCTATCTTGATTTCTTTTTCTGCGCTCTTCTCCTCGCGTCTACTTCATAAGAGGCTCCGCATTTGAGTCTAAACTCTACTCGCCATTTATTGTAGACGATTCCTTTCTCAAGAACTTTGGCCAGGATGTCTGGAACAAAGTCTTCTTCGGGGCCTTTGATGTTCTCTAAGACTTCAATTAGGATTTTCAGATTCTCTTCAAGGTATTCACTTTCCTTTTTGTTCTCACTCAACCCATCATACTCCATTTGGAGAATCTCCTGTTCGTATATTAAGTGTCGCATAGTCGCCTCGTAAATGACCTCATTCGATCCTGTTGATCTGGCAGCCATTGCAGTAATTTTATCTGTAATCCTATCGATTTGGGTGCCTAGTTCATTTAGCCTTCTGTCTTCTTCCTCTGTTAATGAGGCTTCTTCAATCGCCAGTTCCACATCTTCAATCAGTTTATCTCTGTCATTTTTAATATCAAAGAGAAGTTTCATGAAGGCCCTTTCTAACTCTTCTTCCCAAACATAACTGCATTTACAATCTTTAAAATTTGGATCTCGTTTGGAAGCGACTCTACAGTGCCAGGCCGTGAACTTCACAGGTGCTCTATCCACTCCGCAGTGAGTCGTGAGCCGCCTTCTGGTCACCGGCCTTCCGCACTCTCCGCAAAATAGTTTATTTGAAAATGGCGCTGCCCCGCTATAAGCCATGTTGTATTTATTGTCTGGATCCCTAAACATCTTACTACGTCTATTCAGCTCTTCTTGTACCTTTTCCCAATCTTCCTCGCTGATGATAGCTGGATGGTGATTTCTAATATAGTACTGCGGCTGATGCTCTTTATTCCTCACTCGCTCATGGGTCAGAAAATCCACCGTCACGGTCTTCTGTGCTAGGCAATCACCTTTGTATTTTTCATTTCGTAGAATTTTGTACACAGAATCTGAAGTCCAGGTCTTCTTATTTCTCGCTGTCCTAATCCCATCTTTCATCAGTTCCTTGGCAATTGTAGGTGTACCTTTCCCTTCAAGTACCTCACGGTATATTCGCCTAACCACTTCAGCCTGCTTCTCATCGATGATAATATTTCCATCCTCGTCTTCTGTGTATCCTAGAAAGTAGGTCGTTGGAACATGGGCTTTGCCCTGTTGGAACCTTTTCTGAACACCCCACTTCGTGTTTTCTGAAATGGACCTCGACTCTTCCTGGGCCATGGATGAAAGAATAGTGAGGAACAGCTCACTTTTACTATCTAACGTGTCGAGGTTTTCCTTTTGAAAGTAAATCCCAATGCCGAGGTTCTTCAGCATTCTGATGTAGTGTAGACAGTCCAGGGTGTTCCTCGCAAATCGGCTGATGGATTTGGTGATGATGTAGTCGATTTCTTTCTTCTGGCAACGCTCGATCATCCGATTAAACTCAACCCGGTTCTTAGTTGAAGTCCCTGACAGGCCCTCATCAGCAAAGATCTCTACGAGTTCCCAGTTAGGGTTCTTCTCTACATATTCTTTGAAGTAAGATACCTGTATATCGTAGCTGGTGGCCTGCATGGCTGAGTCTGTAGAAACACGTACATAAACCCCAATTCTTTTCTTTTGACCATCAAAGTTCTCTTCATTCCTCGAGGTCCTAGTTCGAGCTGGGATGATGCTGACCCTTGATGCTGGCAGCCTTCGTGTTTGTTCTGTATTCATTAAGCATCTCCCCCTTCTTTAAGACTGACCTCTGTTTCCTCACCAGTAACCCACACAATTCTCAATAAAAAAGATGACTCCGCTATTACACGTGTCATCCATGCCCTTAAAAATTTTGTGCTATCTAGTTTTTTGTATAACTCATTGATAGGATTCGTTGACTCTTTAACTCTACCAAGCTCAGCAATAGCGTCTCTTCTGTATGGATCATCTGAATCAATCATTGCCCACCAAGGTTCTCTTTCAGATATAGTTTTTTCGATAGCTATTCTCTGATTCTCAAACTCAGTACTATCTTTGTTTTCAATAACTGCCATGCTTTCTGCGAAGAGGGCTTTTTCCAGTTCTAGGCGCAGTTTATTCTGTTCCCCGTCTCTTAGCACTTCTGTGTTTAAGAGGTTCTTCTCAAGTTGAATGATTTGACGTTTTGCAGGTGCCTTTGGATCAATCTCAAACTTCTCTATAAAGGCTTTCTTCAGAGCCTTAAAAATCGTCTCATCTTTGATACCATCCATTTTACAGAGTCTTGCGCTTTTCATGCGTGTGCTACAACGCCATGTGACATATCCTCTGGTCTTGTATCTATGGTAATTTGCACCACATTCACTGCAGACAATTCTTCCGGTAAAATCATAGCGTTTACTGGGCCCGCGCTTAACCCCTTTCGTTTTAGGTTTAAGCATCTTTTGTGCACTTTCAAATGTATCTCTATCAATAATCCCTTCATGATGATCTTTGATGTAGTATTTCGTTTTTTGTCCTTTGTTCACTACCTTCTTATGGGTTAGATAGTCTTCTGTAAATGTCTTTTGACAAACAACATCCCCTACGTAACGTTCATTTCTAAGGATTGATGTAATGGCAACGTTGGTCCAGTCATTTCTCCCGTTTGCCTTCACATAGCCATTTCTGATAAAGTGATTCGCAATTTCAGTCGGGGTTCTTCCTTCTAGAAACTGTCTGAAAATCTCGCGTACCGCGGCTGCTTCCTTTGGATCTATCACCCATCGTTTACCCTTCACCTTTTTATAGCCAAGAATTCTAACAAACCTGGCTTCGCCTTGCTCAAAGCGCTTTGATGTAGCCCAAGTGATGTTTTCTGACGTGCTTCGGCTTTCCTCTTGAGCTGTTGCTGCGAGCATCGTGAGTATAAATTCGCTCTGCATGTCCCCTGTGTAGAGATTTTCTTTCTCGAACAGGACATAGATCTTTTTCTCTCGGAGCTCTCTAATTACTTTTAAGGTGTCCATGACATTTCGAGCAAACCTTGAGATGGATTTGCAGAGGATCAAGTCGATCTTACCAGCTTTGGCGTAGCGGATCATTTTATTGAACCCGTGCCTACTTTCCATCTTCGTTCCGGATTTGCCAAGGTCTGAAAAGACTCCAGCAAACTGCCACTCAGGGTTTGAGCGGATGTAGTTGGTATAGTGGACGATTTGATTATCAAGTGAATTCATTTGAAGCTCTTCTTCCGTACTAACCCTGCAATATGAAGCAACTCTTAATCTTTCACTATCGATCGCTAGGTTTCCCAAACTAAGTTCACTAGAACGATTTCTTGACGCTCCGTACCTAAAAGTTTCATTGTCCATGTCTAGTGTTCTCGCTGATAAAGTTTTCTCCACGATTCTTCCTCCTTTCGTCTAGTAAGCCATTCTATAAAAATCTTTTGAATGACCATCCAAACACCTCTTTTTAACAAAAGACCCTGAAACGCTGAAAATTCAATGCTTCAGGGTATCGGCGTCATAGTATATATCACTTATAAACAGATGAATAGCAAGTCATTTCTACTATAAATTGGGATGAAAATAAGCCGATGCTATAGAGATAACACCGGCTAGAGTTTTGCGATTTTTCTTCTATTCGAACTTCATATAGCCATCAAATCCTGCCGTTTTCAAACGGGCCATGAGATCCTCTGCATTCTTCTTTTCGCCGAATGCGCCCGCCTGGACCCGATAGAGTTTTTTGTCTCGCTTTTTCTCTGGCTCAACCTCCACACCAGCGCTGATCATGTCAAGGTTGTCTTTCGCTACCCAAGTCATAACCCCAGCCTTTTCATCCATGGTGCTTTTCAGAATGGTTTTTCCCAGTAGGACACATTCTTTGTCTCCTTTAACCACTGGTTTACCACCGGACTCATCTTGGGTGATTAAGTGGTAGTTCCACTTCACCCAGTTTGGAATAATGGGACCGCCTGGATAGTAGGTTTTGGCAGATGCCTTGATTTCTACAATATTACCAACTCCAAAGACCGTTTTACTATCATCTTCATTTTCGAGTTCTCTTTTCACAGCAGCTCTAAAGGAGTCCATATTTTCTCCATGCTTTGGAAACCAGTGCCCAACATCAGAATGATTAGAAGCAATGCCCTTCTTGTTTCCTTCTGCATGGCTGATGATATCCTTCTCGGTGAGCCCATATTTTCTGCAAAGGAACACGCAAAGATCCACTGCATTTTTCCAGGCCGCTCTAAAATAAGCCTCATGCTTTTTTGCGTCATAGCCCACCATCTGATTTCTAGAATAAGAAAACCCACCCGGCTCGCATATCTCAAAGCCGATGTGGGTATTGTTTGCATCTCCTCCGGCATGCCAACCCCTGTGATTCCAAGGAAGGTACTGCCAGATTTCTCTATCATCCAGGAAGGCATGAACACAAACCTGACGTTTGATCTCTTTCGCTTTATAGGATTTGTTCCACCAAATGAACCAGTCACCTGCCATCACACCGGGAGTTGCCGTGGAGTGGACCATGATGCCCCTCGGTGTGATCTTTCTCCCTGCGGTATAGCAATCATTTCTAGTCATGTACTTGATTCTCAGATTATTTAGTCCCATCCTTATCACCTCCATCCTTTAGCTGCTCTAGGATGTCTCTCAGCTTCTCTGGGACCGGTAGGCCGAGTCTTGTGGCGTTTTCGACGATACTGATTCCTTCATTGGATAGATAGAAGAAGATCACCGCAGTCCTAATGGCGCTGCCATCTCCGATAATATTCTGATCAATAATGTGTGCCACTCCTACCAAAGAAAAAATCACTACCTTCTTAAAGATGCCCTGAGCGCCTACGTCGCTAGATAAGTGCTTTTCAAGCACCGCACACATAACACCCATGAGATAGTCAACCACTACAAAGGCAATCAGGGCATATAAAAAACCATCGTAGCCTCCTAGAAAATAACCAAGCCATCCACCAACCGCCGCAAACATCATCTGAATGAAATTCCAAACTTCTCTCATTTATATCCCTCACTTTCATAAATTCTCGTATATAAAAAGGCGCCCCCACAATGAGGACGCCTGGTGTTTCTATTCTGTTTGATTGTTTCCCTTAATAGGGTGCGAAGTAAATATACCCACTTGCCTTTATATAAAAGCCATCACCCGGAATGTAGATGGCCCCATCGAATGTATCGTATTGACTTACCGCTAGATCAGGTTGATCCACCCCTTTCCAGCTGATACCATCATCGGACAAATACATCATCTTCTCAGTGAACAAAGCGTATTTCTTCCACTCATTCATCCAGATGATATTCCTTGGATTAGAGATGTTATTACTAGCGAGGTCACCGACCCATGAAAGATTCGTCTCCGTCATCTGTGTGGCATCGTCACTCATTACAGAGAGTTTCACATTGTAAATATAATCTCCACCCGTTTTTCTATAGTTATACTTTGTCACAAATAGCTTTTCATTTACTGACTGGATGAACATGTATCTTGTATCATTCTCGTCTTCTGGTATTGTCGTGATCCACTCATCTGGAGCCATTGAGTTAGCAATAGCTATTGATTTATCGCCGCCTACCACACCTACAAAGCTTCCTTTATGCGCTGTTAGATATTTGAAGATAGGCACCTTTTTTTCTTCAGTTGGTTCGATAAGAGTCCACTTAGTTTTCTCTTCTAATGAATCAAAGCTATGATAGATTGGAGTTTTCTCATACCACCAACTAACGACGCCACTTGATTCTTCCGCATCATATGCCGCTGTCGTCATGGCATTATAGGCTCCTTCACAGAAGCCCGCGTTATACCAAGTGATGCCATCATGAGAAGCGATGATATTAGCGAGTCCCGTAATCTTGGCCAGGAAAACTCCATCATCCGCGTAAAGTATCTCTGGTTCTCCATTTTCCCACCAAGAACAATCCACCATTGTCCACTCGCCACTATCTTTATCAAAATATGAAACGTAAGGAGCTTTTGCTCTATACACAGCGATCTGAGCACTTCCGTTATCATAAACATTGATCTGCTTTTCATCACCCAGCATCTCGTAACCAAAGTCTTCAAGGGTTAACTTTTCCCAGCTAAGTGAGTTCAGTCCAAGGTTTTCTACTGCATCATCGTCAAGATACTCTATCGCCTTAGCTTCATCAACTGGTGTGGTGTCAAAAAACACCATCGCGACGATTGCAATAAAAGCGACAATCATCAAACTGATGATGAGCTTACCTTTACCACTTTTTATCACTACTTCTCACCGCTCCTTTCAAATGGATAACACATAGACACCATCTATGAACTCAAATATCCTACGATATTCTGACATCTATTATAAAATATATAACTATATTTTTCCAATCAATTCGAGCGTAAAACCATCTTTTTAATCGCCTCACTCAGCTTAAGAAATGTAGTTTTCATTAGTATGGGGCATAGTAAACATAACCGCTAGCTTTAGCATAAAAACCATCACCAGGAATGTACATGGCACCATCGAAGGTGTCATACTGACTTGTGGTGAAACCCGGCTGTTCAACTCCCTCCCAGTAAAGACCATCATTGGAGACACAGAGCATACTCTCTTTTAGAAGTGCGAACTTTCCCCAGTCCTCCATCCAGATGATGTTCCTTGGATTTGGGATATTGTTGTTGGCCAGATCCCCTACCCAGGAAAGATTGGTCTCGGTGATCTGTGTGGCATCATCACTCATCACACAGAGCTTTACATAGTAGGTATAATCACCGCCCACATTGGTGTAGTTGAACTTCATCACAAAGAGGACATCATTCACAGACCTGATAAACATATACCGGGTGTCGTTCACATCCTCTGGTATAGTCGTAGTCCAAAGACCGGGAGTGGCTGAACTGGCTATTGCTATGGATTTGTCTCCACCAACTACGCCGACAAAGTTTCCCTTATGGGTGGTCAGGTATTTAAAAATCGGTACCGAAGTTCCGTCAGATCCAACCAAGGTCCATGCAGTTCTTTCCTCTAAAGAGTCAAAGCTATAGAAGACTGGTGATTTGTAGTACCACCAACTGACGATACCGGAGCCTCTGGCCATATCATAAGCCCCACATGTCATTGCATTATAAGCTCCGGGACAATACCCCGCATTATGCCAAGTGATGCCATCAAAGGATGCGATGACATTGGCAAGGCCCACAATCTTGGCAATAAACACACCATCTGCTGCATAGAGAATCTCCGGCTGGCCATAGCTCCACCAAGGAACACTGACCACTGTCCACTGCTTTGTGGTCTTGTTCCAGTAGGACATGTAGGGAGTCTTTGCAAAGTACACAGCAATTTGAGCGTTGCCATTATCGTAAACGTTAATCTGCTTCTCGCTGCCATACTGGGTGTAGCCAAAGTTATTATAGTATTTCTTTGACCAACTCAGTGTTGGAATGGTGAAAAGAACCTCTCCTCGTCCACCGAAAGCTGTCCAGATGGCTAGGGTGTTATTAAAAATATGATCATAGCTCATGGATTCAGCCCTCCTTTATACTTTTGTGACGCTGGTGATTCTTCCGCCGCTATCCACGGTGTAGTTATATGTTGCTGTTGTTCCGTCTGCGTATTCAATATAAAAACTCATCATATCCACCGTTAAAGTGGATACTTCTTTCAAAAGAAGCTCCGAGAAAATATTATCCAGGGTGATGCTTGTAATACGGCCCCCGCTATCTGTGGTGTACTGGTACTGGGCATGATACTGGTGAGTATCACCCTTTTCCACAGTGTAGGTCACATCAATGGTTGTTTCCGTCACTACAAGATTGGAAACTATGGTATAGGAGACCCCTAGGTCATTCACCTGTGTTTGAATGTCATCCACCGAGCTTCCCACATTATTTAAAGAACTCTCTATCCGGTAGAAGGTATCTGAAATGCTGGGTCTATACCTCCCAACTTCCACCCGGATGTTGTACCTATAAAAGGGATTGTATTCTAGGGAGATGATTCTCGTCTTCACGTTGATTCCTAAGGGGTTAAAAACAATCTGTACATTATCTCCTACAGCAAGGTTCAAGAGCTTAAAGAATGAGATGTCATAGGATGAAGCATTCTCCCTGGAATCATGGGATACCGCTACGTTGGTTACATTCTTTGAATCCATCACCGGGATATAGTCAGTGCTTCCCCTATGACTTCGAATGTTGATGTTGTAACCATCGTACTCAATTTCCCCGCCAAGGATAGCAATATATTGCATCAGAGCAGCCCTTCTTGATACTTCCTGATTTATCTTCATAGTGACACTCTCTGTGAAATCTACAATCCCAGCATTAAATGTTGTGCCTGAAAGAACCTGCTCAAGTCCTGCAGCCGGATCTCCGGTGAAGTCAAACTCTGTGATGTTATACATCTCATGATTCAGGAGATAGGATACGTGCTCACAAATCACTGAACAGATAGGAAGGCTGCCCTGAAGACTCTTTGAAATCTGAACAATCTCAAAATACTGATCATCCAGTTTTGCGATCTGTTTTACCTTAAGAGCCAGTGCTGATTTTGCGAGCACCGTAAAAGAAAGTGTATACTCCCCTTCTAGGGTTTCTCTGACAGTAGCACTCATGACTTTTTTAATGTTTTGAAGCAGTGTACTACCTGCATAGATTTCAATCAAGGCTAATCCCTCCTCTCTGTTTTATGATCCTGCCACTCCAAGATTTCTAACGGTGACGGTATTTTGATTCCACTGTAGTTGTGCTATGACTCTTGTTAGAATATTTCCATCAATTGTAAGTGGAATGGTCACATCAAAGACTGCACCTTCAGAACCACCGAGACTTCCTGAAACTTGAGAGTTCAGATCGAGATCAAAGTCTGTAGGTATAGCTCCTTGAATGTCTTTTTCAACCCCACTCATGGCTTCAGTGAAGCCCTCTCCAATACCTTCACTCATGTTGGCACCAATCCCAGCGAATACTTTTGATGGTGAGCGGATTCCAAGAACACCTTTAACACCTTTAACGATACCACTGACCATGCTATCCACTTTTCCTTTCAGCCAACCGATCATGGAGGAGATACCGTCCCATAGACCTCTAGCGATGTTTTTTCCCACATCATTCATAGAAGGAATGGCTCTTCCCAGTCCTGTCACAATTGCCGAGATGATTTGTGGAAGCTGACCGACAAGCTGCGGAATGGCTCTGATGAGTCCTGCCGCCAGCTGGATGGTCAGCTGAATGCCCATCTCAATAATCTTAGGTAAGTTATTTGTGATGAAGGTAATAATGCTATTGATTATTTGAGGGAGGGCATCTATTAGCTTCGGCAGTGAGTTGATCAGACCCTCGGCAAGGCCACTGATGATCTGAAAGGCTGCATCAAGGACCAGGTCTAAGTTGTCGATGAACGTCTGGGCAATGAGAATCACTGCTTCAACAATGGAAGGAACCAGCTCAGGTAGCGCTTCACCAAGTCCCGTAGCAAGGGTAACAATCATCACAAGGGCTGCTTCTACAAGTGCTGGCAGATTGGCGATGATTCCATCTACTAAAGTCAGCACCAGTTGGAGTGCGCCTTCAGTAATCTGAGGTAGAGCTTCGATGAGTCCACCTACGATGGTCATAATAATATTTGTCGCCGCTTCAATAAGCGTTGGCAAGTTATCGATGATGCCACTTACTAGAGCAAGAACAAGGTCCGGTGCCACTTCGGCAATAGCCGCTATGAGTCCAGTCACCACCTCTAAAATCTGCGGAAGAATCACTGCAATCTGATCCACCGTTTGCCTGGCCCCTTCTTTTAACGCTTCTGCGGCTCCTTCTTGGCCAGTAATTAGTCCGGTAAGCCCATCAAGCACCATGGTGAAGCCAGGAAGGAGCTGCGAGGTGATGTTGTTTTTCACCCCTGCAAAGGAACGAGTGAGGTTATCCATGGCATCGGTGTAACCCACCGCCGCATCAATGGATTCATCACTCATCACTAGGCCAAGTTCACTGGCTTTATTCTTCAGAGCATCTGTGCTTTCTGCTGTTTGATTTAAAAGGGCTCCAAGCTCTACAGAAGACGTGCCAAGAAGGTCATTGGCAATAGCAGCTTTTTCGCCTTCATCTGCAATCCCCTGTAGTCCTCTAACGGTCATCTCAAAGACTTCTTCTCGAGATTTCCCTTGAAGGTCCTCCATAGAAATGCCGAGTCTTTTAAACTTTTCAGTAGCAGAAGCACTCCCATTAATGGCATCATCCACGGTGCTATTCAGTTTCTTCATCCCGGCTTCAAGAGATGAGATGCTGGCACCATTTTGAGAAAGTACATACTCCCATTCCTGATAGCCTTGTCTCGAAAGGCCCAGTCTTTGACTGGCTTTATCCACTACATCTCCGGCGGCAGCTGCATCATTTGCCATATCATACAGCTTCTTTCCCGCACCCACTGCTGCAGTTCCAATGGCTGCCATGGCCACACCAATACCGGCGGCTACACCTTTCATGACAGATCCTAGTTTTTCAAGCTTCCCACCGGAATCATCTGCTACTTTAGCTGACTCTTTAATCTCATCGCCAAACTTATCAGCTTCTTTACCGGCATCATCAAATCCATTGCTGGCTGCATCGAGAGCTTTATTGTTTTCATCAAGCTCCCGCTCCATCTTGTTAAGATCTGCATTTGCATTATTCAGCTGAATCTGCCAGGCCTTGGTTCGCTTGTCATTCTCGCCAAAGGAGTCGGCGGCATTTTTAAGGGCAGCTTCCAGGGTGCCGATTTTGTTTTTCTGGGCATCGATCTCTTTATTCAGGACTTCATTTCTTGCTGTCACTGCCTGTAGAGATTTATCCTGTTTATCAAACTGAGATGTGACGAGCTTCATCTCAGAACCAAGCACTTTGAAATCTCTGTTGATTTCACGAAGGCTATTCTTGAACTCCTTTTCCCCTTCAATACCTATTTTTAGGCCAAAATTGCTATCACCTGCCATAGTGTCTCACCTCCTCCTCTTTAGGCATGAAAAAAGACACCTCGTCTCAAGTGTCTAAAAATCAATCTAGATCCAAGCGGGAATGACGTCATCGATCGATAGATTTAGCTTCGGTTTTGCGATGCCAATAAACTGCTTGTGGCATTCCCAAAGATCCATCAGATAACCTATAGGCATCAGCCACACCTCATCTTCTTTACGATTAAGATGGGCCGTGCCGTAGTAGATCAGTCGGGTAAATAACTCCTCATCACTTACCCGACTACCTCGTTTTTTGAAGGTTCGCTCTCCACATTTCTCTTGGTCCCCTTCATCATACTGGCCATGATGGCGTTCTTGTAGGCCGCTAGATCAAAAGGTGTGGTGAGAAGCTCCACTTCTTCTTCAGTGAGGAGTTCTTTCTTCTGATCCTTATTCCTGATGTTATGAATCAAGATGGACTGATTGGCCAGAAGGGTGATGAGCCAAACCACCTCCTCGAGCGCCATTTCAAAGTTCTCAGTTTTCATGAGCTTCTCGCCAAGGTTTTCAAGACCGCCATAACGTCCTGCAATTTCTTTTGTTGCCTTCGTTGTGAGTACCAGCTTAAACTCTGTGCCACCGATTTCAATAGTGGCGCTTCGATCTTCAGCTGCTTCTGTGAGTTTTACATTTTCATCTGCCATCTATCTTCCCTCCATTAAGATACGATTACTGTTGCTACTTCAGTTGTCACAGGATCTGCTCCACTTAAGTTCAGCACACAGTAATAGTAATAGGTATCCGCCAGAAGACCCGTTGGGATATCAAAGCTGGCAGAGGTCTCTCCATTAATTGGTGTACCTCCTGTAGAACTGTCAATGGTGTTTTCATACCACTGATACGTTACAGGGTTAGACGTATTGGAACTTGCCACCACAGAAAGACTTCCAGTTATGCTACCGGCTGTCACTTCGGTGAGGGCTGCAGGCTGAGTCGTGATGGTAATCGCCGGTGTTACCGGAGTAAAGTTTGGTTCATACACGGAAGTGAACCAACCTGAAATAGTCGATGGTGCAACACCGCTATCTCCTTCAGTGACTTCGGCTTTCCATGGGTGCTTGTTTTCTCCATCCAGTTTGTTTCGTCTAAAGACCGTTCCCTCTATGGTGGGACTACTAAAGGTAATGGAATCACCTTTGGTCGCAAGGCTGGTGGCAGGGACACTAAAGATAACTCGATAGAGCCAAAAATATCTATAGCGTCCGTTGGCCTTCTTAGCACGAAACCCGATGGCCACTGGGCTTCCTCCATCTTCACTTCTTGAAACAACGACATTGTTGCTGTCGATTTTGCATCCTGTTAAATCCTGGGCCACCACTGAACCAATATCATCAATCCCAAGAGTCAGTGCGCCGCTTTTGAATTCCTTCACAACTTCTGATGCACCATCATCCGCATAAAGAATTGCTTCAATCAGCTCCACACTCAGTTCTGCCGTCATGGCTTTAGCCAGGACCTTTGGTGTGCCATAGGTTTCGATGCCATTTTGATCTTCTGTAATCTTGGCGTAGTATAGACTGTCGAGTCCAATTGTTGCCATATCCTATTCCTCCTTCAAAATAGCTGAATCCGCTTCAGCTAAAAATTCACTTCATAAACTTTTGCCACATCGATGGCGAAGTGGTGAAAACCAGTATCTTCTTCGTATCCGAGATACCTTCTGTCCGTTATGATAAAGCCTGCTCCCAGTAGTGCTTTTACCACTTCATTTTTTCTCACCTGGTAGTTGCCCTTAGAGAACAAGGAGAGACGAACTTCCTGCAGTTCTGCTCCTGGCAGATCATCAGCAAAATGATCAAAGATATCACTCATAGGGGTAATGACCAGATATTCATCCGGAGCTTTTTTACTGAACACACCTGTTTCAATGGGAACCCCCAAAGGCACAAGGACCTCGCCTATATCCTTCAAAATACTGTTATACATATCGCTCGCCCTCCTTCTCTTTAGATTTTACTGATCTCTTCATCCAGCTTTCTTTTCATCGCATCTATACAGGCGTTTCGGCTGGCTGTTTTTGCCGGTTTCAAGAATGGCTTAGCCGGCTGACCAGACTTACCGTACTCTAAGATATTGGCGAGTTTAGCATTTGATTCTCCGTCTTTTCGCGGTTCATCAAAGCCCACCTTCACATTGTAATTGCCATCTCGATCCACGCCAGCAGGCGTTACACCGAGTGCATCAATCAGCTCTCCAGTAGACCTTGATGGAAGTTTTGTGTCACTTCCAATCGTTGCATGTAGATTGGTTTTCACTTTGGCTTTCACCACTTCGCCACCTTCTTTTAGGACTTTGGGGATGATTTCATCGGTCTTCTCAGCTAGGGTAGATACCTTTAACAAGAAGCTTTCAGGCATTTTGTAGGTTCCACGTGCCATGAAATCACCTCCTAGTCCTTCGTGGCTTCAATCTTTTCTGCTGCTACTTCAAAATAAAATCCCATAATAACCTCAACGCTTAAGATTCGGTACTCCCCGGTATCGCAGCGGATCAACATACCAGGTTCAATCACCACATCAGGAATCCTTCTAAACTGAAAGGTGGCACTCGCTTTGGAATAGGCGGCCATATTGGCCCACTTTCTTGAACCGTGCCTTTCATCCCTATATGCACGAACACTGGCGATGATCTCTTCTCCCTTGGAGGAGAATCCTTCAGCGTCCTTGATGGGAATCGTATCGATGATGTCGATTCGGGTGTTCATCTTCCCAAAGCTCATACCCTTCACCTACCTTTACTACCTTTTCCTCATAACCATGACTGCGATCCTTCCGTCTGCCCTTTCGGTAGCATCTTTTCTGACGTTTCCTTCTTTTCTTCACCCATAACCGTTTCATCAGACCTGCCACTCCTTTCCCATGCGTAGAAGTAGATGTACTGTCTTCCACACCTGCTCTGAAGCACTGACATTGTCATTAAAGAAACCACCGGTGGAGCCATCACGACTCTCATAAAAATGAGAAGCCAGCATAATGACTCCCTGCTCAGTGGTCGGTGACATGGTGTTTTCTGTGTAGAAGTTTGCCCCTAGATGCTGATAACCTTCGGCATAGCTGATGGCGGCTGTAATGAACCCTTCTAGCAAGGCATCATCCTCATTATGGGTTACAATGAGATTTTGTTTCACCTTCTCAAGAAGCGTCATCTACCATCACTCGCTTTCCATGAGGCCAGCGGTTTTAAGCTTTAAAAGTAAGGCGTTAAAATCTGCTACCAGGTCCGCCACATCCACAGCGGTGCTGTCTGCTTGAAGTGCTGCAGGTTTAAGCTGAGTACCATTAAAGGTAATTTTCCCTTCTGCAGTTACGGCAAGCTCTCCACCGATGACAGTCTTCTCGCCACCCTGCTCGGTATAGTTTTTCGTGTTATATCCCATGGTTTTCCCTCCTTATCAAAGTGAAAGGAAGGCAGTAACTAGGACCACCTTCCCGTTAAATTACTTAGGCCTTTTGCTGAAGAACCTTGATGGCTTCAGGAAGGATTAGTTTTGCATCCAGTCTCTGAGATGCAAGGAAACCGACCTGACCATTTGCTGCATAGAGTTCGTTCAGACGTTTGAAGGTTCTACCCTGACGATCAGCAATCCAGTAGTACTTAAAGTCTCCAAAGAGGATGGTCTTTTCACCAGCTGCAGCTGTTGGCATATACTGAGAAGTAACCACTGGACGATTGAGAATCGTATCTGGTGTTCCTGACTGAACAGATGGCTGCCACAAGTACTGACCCTGACCATCTTTCAGCTTTCTAATAGCTTTGATGGTCGCATCATTCACAAGGAAGGTCGCATTCTTTCTATAAGCCGACTTCAAGCTGTGGTAAAGGTCAAGCACCTCATCAATGGTGATGGCTGTTGCACTTGCAGCAGTTACACCAAGGCTGGCTCCACCGGTTGTATGAAGAAGACCTGTAGGTTTGCTGCTTCCGTTACCAGTGAGGAAGCTTTCCTCCTCTGCTGCACCGATTCGTCTTGCAAACTCAGCTGCAATGTAGGCTTCAAGGTCGAAGTAGCTGTCATTAAGAAGCTCATCAGAAACCTTCAGCATGGTGCCAAGTTTGTAAGCTGACAAGGTCACCTGAGTGAATGCATCATCACTTTCAGTGAAGGCCGCTTCTTCATCCATCCATGCTGCGGATCCATGACTTGCTACAACAGGAATTTTTCTATCCCCGTAGCTGGTCGTAATCACGTTACACAGATTTCTAAGCACATTTGCCTCTTCAAGTGCTTGAATCAGCTGGTTCTCATACTCATCCGGTACGAGGAATCCACCTTCTGAATCCGTACCAATCTGAAGCGCGTTGTGAACTGCAGGGTTCATCTTGTTTCTCATGGCACCCCAAAAGGCACTTTTATAGGCATCGGACGCTCTACCAGTTTTCTCTTCGGTCATCTTATCAGGTCTGGATGCAAGAGGTTTGCTAAGGGCAGCTGAAAGCTCTCTGTCCATCATCTCTTGACGCTCGAGGCGCTCGATTTCCTTACCAAGGTTGACCACTTCATCTTCCATCTTTTCATAGACGGCATTGTCCTCAGGTTTGATCAGACCATTCTCCTGACGATGTTCATCAAGGAATAACTTAGCCTGCTCCCAAACCTTGGCACGTTTCTCTCTTAGTTCTTGAATTTTACTCATATTCATTACCTCCAATTTTTAATCAGCTCCAGCCGTCTTTCCAGCTGGGCAATAGGGATAAGTGTCTTTTCTACTGGTTCTTGCTTTGGTTCTTTGCTCACGGGTACCGCTTCAGGTGTGGCTACCTTCTCTTCTCCCTGTTTATCAGAGAGGTATTTCATCCTCGCCTGAATGCCTGGGAGTTTGTTCCTTAGAGCATTTGTCACTGTCATCTGGTCAAAGATAAAGCCAACGGAACCTTCATCTACCGGCTCTGATTCATAGAGAATCTTGTCGGCAAACTTCAGCTCGATGGCCTTATGGGCACTCATCCAGGTTTCAGCGTCCATCATGTGTGAGATTTTCGCTCTGGAAAGACCCGTCTTTGTCTGATAAGCATTGATAATACTCTCTTTTACTTCACTGAGTAGGTTAATCCCCACCTGCAGATCCGCCACCTCACCAGCAATAAGCATGGCTGGGTTATGGATCATGATTACTGACAATGGAGATACACATACCTCATCTCCCGCCATGGCAATGACAGAAGCGGCACTGGCTGCAAGCCCATCAATATGGACACTGACCTTACCGGGATACTCTTTAAGCATGTTGTAAATCTGTGCTGCAGCGAAGGTGTCTCCACCTGGTGAGTGTATCTTTACAACAATGTCATCTGCTTTAGATTCACTATCATAAAGCTCCGTCTTAAACTGTTTAGGGGTGATATCATCGTCAAACCAAGAGGACTCTGCAATGTATCCTTCAAGGTGCAAGGTTCTCACTGTAGGCTCCTCGGCTTCATTCACCACCCATCGCCAAAATTTATCCATCTATTCGACCTCCTTTCGGGCATTAAAAAAGCACTCCTCGATTTTGAGAAATGCTGTTGATACATCGTATTAAGTTTTTAGTTGTCCACAGAAATGGAGCAGTTGCACACATGCTTATGCACATAGTTATACACACGTCATCATGGCTCATCACCACCAGACTCATCCAAGGCTTTCTTCGCGTAGGCGCCTGCCATCTTTAAAGGCAAAAGATTTCCGTTCGCCAAATAGAGATTCCCACCTTCTTCATCAGGTATTGGATCCATATTCTCCATCCTTCTCACATCATTAACGGAGAAGAAACCATTCTGAATACCGATGGCGTATCCATCCATCCTGGATTTATAATCCCCTCGCATCAGAGCTGATGCATTGAAGGACACGAAACACTGACCTTTCTCTTTTTCAAGGAAGAGCTTCTTGTTCATCGCCTGCTCTATTCGAACCAGCCAAGGTCTGATGGTATGGACCACAAAGCTGATGGATTGGTTCTCAATGTTACTGAATGAACTCTTGCTAAGGTCCGCCACCATATGAGGTGGCACTTGAAAGATTCTGCAGATTTCTTCTATCTGAAACTTCCTGGTCTCAAGAAACTGCGCATCGGAGTTGGGCATGCTGATGGCTTGGTACTGAAGGCCATCTTCAAGGACTGCCACCTTGTTGCTGTTTCCACTTCCCCCATAAGCCGCCTGCCAGGCATCTCTCACTTTTGATGGATCCTTGATGGTTCCTGATGTTGAAAGAATACCGCTTGGTGTAGCGTTGTTGGCAAAGAACCTGCCACCATATTCTTCAGCGGCTATGTTAAGTCCGATGGCATTCTTTGCTAGAGCCACCGGTGAGTAACCCATGACACCATCAAAGCCAAGTCCTGGTACATGAAGAACATCTTCAGGTCCTATATAATGGGTGGTAGTGTCCTTCCTATAAGCGTAGTAGAGATTTCCATTCTTATCTCGATCCACCGTCATCTTGTCGGGAAGCAAGGGATATAGATGCACCACTTCCCCTTTGCCATTTCGAATAATCTGGCAGTAGGCATTTCCCCATAGAAGGAGGTGGGTCATCATGGTCTCCCTTAAGGTAAAGGACGTCATCTCCGGGTTTGGTTCATCGTGTAAAATCCTATACAACGGGTGGGTGTACAGCTTTTCTTTACCGTCACCTTGGTACCTGTAAGTGTGAAGGGGTAAAGATGCCACCGTCTCAGCAATGATTCTCACACAGGCAAAAACCGCAGTGGTCTGCATGGAGCTTCGTTCGTTGACGATTTTCCCCGATATACTTTGACCCATATAAAAGTTAGGAGCACTGCTGACACTGTCAGTAGGTTCTGCCCTCGCCTTAAAGAGCCATTTAAAAAAGTTTGCCATAATCTATGTTCACCCCCTTCTATCCTAAAATGATCATGTCGCGTTCATCATAAATAGATCCATCATCATCCGGTGGATTCACGGTTGCTCTGGCAAGACCCATGATCAAGGCTACGATACCATCGATTTTTTCAGAGGACTTTTCCTTGTCTACCTTGATGTTTCCAGCAGGGTCCGTTCTGACCACGATGTTATCTGCCATCCACCTCAAGACTGGATGCCCGCCATGGGCAATCTGCTTGCTTAGTGTAAGCCTCATCAGATCTTTGGTTGGTGGAGACATATCCTTAAAACCCTGACCAAACGGTACTACCGTAAATCCCATACCCTCTAGGTTCTGGCTCATCTGCGTTGCGCCCCAGCGGTCATAGACGATTTCTCTGATGTTGTATTTCTCACCAAGTCGCTCAATAAACTTTTCGATGAATCCATAGTGGACCACGTTTCCTTCCGTTAGATTAAGAAGTCCCTGCCTATGCCAGATGTCATAGGGAACGCTGTCTCTTTTCACCCGCTGATGTAGAGTTTCCTCCGGAAGCCAGAAGTATGGGAGTACCTGAAACTTATCTCCCTCTTCTAGTGGAGGGAACACTAAAACAAAAGCGGTGATGTCACTGGTTGAGGATAGGTCAAGACCTCCATAGCAGACTCGTCCTTTCAGCTCTTCCGGGTCTATCGTGTAGTTACAAAGGTCCCACTTGTCCATGGGCATCCATTTGATTTCCTGCTTTAACCACATGTTTAGTCTAAGCTGTTTAAACAAGGCGAGATCTGCCGGATCGTCTTTGACTTGATTGTAGTGCTCCCTGACCCTCTCTATTGAAATGGTATGGCCAAGACTTGGGTTGGCCTTATACCAGTTGTTTTCATCTTCAATGTCCGCATCATCCTCTAGCCCATAGATAATGGCGAGAAATGTCGGATCTACTCTCTTACCTTCCAGTATGTCTTTCGCCTTTTGATGCATTTCCCAGCCATAGCCGGAGAGTTGATTCCCTGCAGTGGTGAGATATAAAAAGAGCGGCTGGGTTCTCGCATCCCCTGAACCGGTGGTCAGCATCTTGGCAAGGTCTGGATTTGGATAGGTCCAAATCTCATCAAGGATAACGCAAGAAGCATTGATCCCGGACTTTGATTTAACATCGGAACTAAGTACCTGATAAAAACTTCCTGTCTTTGGATAGGTGATTCGCTTAGTGGAGCGCACAAGGTTTGTGACCTTCGATAGGGTTGAGTTCCCTTCCACAAAGTTCATACTGGTGTTAAAAATGATGCTGGCCTGTTGTCTATCACAAGCGGCTACATACACTTCTGCATTGGGTTCCCCATCAGCAAGAAGCATGTAAAGGGCAATGGCTGCGCCCAGCTCCGACTTTCCGTTTTTCTTACCAATCTCCACATAGGCGGTTCGGTACTGGCGGGTGCCATCTTCCCTTAAGGTTCCAAAGAGGCGTCTCACCAAGTCCTTCTCCCAGGGAAGTAACTTAAAAGGCTGACCGGCCCATCTGCCCTTGGTCAGCTTCAGTTGTTCGATAAAGTTTATGGCGTGGTTCGCATGGGCTTCACTAAATGGCATAGGCGCCTCCTCCTTTCAAATTAGTCGTCCTTACTCTTTTTTAGAATGTCCTCCGCCTTTGGCACATTGGATAGTAGCTCTTCCATGGCATCGCCCTCGATGGTGTTCCCGCTGTTATTGATGTTGAGTCTACTTCGGGCTGATGGACTAAGCCCAAGCTCTGAGCAGAAGTTTCTCATCTGTTTAAGGTTCTGCTGGGCAATGGACACTTGAGGAATCTGCTGAATGTATCCTGAAGCGGTCTTCAAAATGGATCCATGCTTTGAGATGAATTCCTCTGCTTCCTTCCATCTGGCATAAGCTTGACAGTACCCGGCAAAGGCAGCCATATCGACCCTCGTCAGTAGCCCCATAGCTTCCAGCTCTTTTGATAGCCTTCTCCATTCTTTCTTGGCATCCGGTTCCAGCCATGACGGGCACTTGGGTGCTATCTGTTTTGGTTTTGGTTCGTTTTTATTCAGTGGTCTTTTTCCTGGATTGCCTTCCAGTTCTTTAACCGCTGTAGGTTTTGGTGGTCTTCCTCTACCTGCCATAACTTTCACCTCCTTCATTTGCTGCAAAGAAAAAGACCCGTAGGTCTTCATTCAAAACTACATTCTATTTTCTTTTTCGCTCTTCTACTCTTCCCAGTTCAAAGGCAAGCTCTAAGGCTTTCTTCACTCCCCATACGGAAACATCATGAAAATCAAATCCGTCGGAGTTTCTTGTCTCTAAGGTCTCAATAAAAAGATGTTCTTTTGCGATGGCTTCCAGTTTCTTCTCGATTTTTTTGCTCATGTTTGCATTCCCCTTTCCTTTTGGTGTGTACATAATAGCTCTAGTCGGGGAGTATAGCCAGTAGTATTTGTGTATACTTGAAGATTTATATCAAAGAGAAAAGAGCCTCTTATCAGGCTCTAGATTTCTCTTAGTTTACGCTTTTCATGTCGACTTTGATTACTTCGACTTGCCAGTCAATGAAACTCTTGAACCATTTTTCCGAGAAATTTTCTGCCATCTCTTTACTGTCCCAGAAACAAACCATATCAAAACCAAAAGTCCATTTAGGTTGATCCTCCCAAATGCTAAGGTATAGCTTCCTACCAGTTTTCGTCTCCGTGGTAACCATGTAGAAAATCGCCATTTCTTCCCGTCTTATTTTCGCACACATATTCATCACTTCGACAGCTCGTTTAATCACGAATTCCCTTGAAATTAAAATTCCCTTTTCGAATCTCTTCATGATCTGCTTCCACAGCCCTTTTGTACTCAGGGTCTTTGGTTTCCTTCTCTTTGCAGCTCATGCAGACGCACTGCTCATTGAACATGGACATGATTCGCCCACCTTCTAAGCTGCCACCGCAGCGGTCACAATGTGTTTGACTAAAAAATCGATCCATCTACTCGCACCTCCTATTCCACATCTACATATTCCATCAATAAGGCCAGAGCTTCATCATAGCTCTTGGCTTCAGTTGTTATCCGCCTAACCATCTCCTCTGCCTTTTGGGGTTCGCCTGCTTCCTTTAGGGTTCGTGATACGATTCCCATGAGATTAAAGATGTTTCCATCCTCGCCCGTGAGTCTGCATCTAGGCTTCATCGATTTCATCCACCTTTCTAAAAGCACCGCTACCCTCAAGGTGCTTAAGAAGTGTCTTTCTGGTTTCCTTGTACTCGGGACCATTCATTCCGATGCGGATCAGCCAGGTTCTAAGAGCATACTTTGGATTGTCTTCCTGTGCCTGTTTATAGGATGCGCGTTTTAAGGTTCTTCCGTAGTTCGCTACAAGAACACATAGATCTTGAAATGCCTTGATCCTTTCTGGATTCAAGTTTGAGCTGTGAAGTTTGAAGGTGAACGTCTTCTCATCAAAATCAATCTGAAATCCTGGACACCTGTTTGTCCCCAGTTCTTCAAGGGCTTCTTTAAGTCCCTCTAAATCCTTAATCTCTGGCTTGTTCAGGTCTTCTGCAAACCCATCATCCATGAAGGCTTCCTCTGTTTCAAAAGCCATCATGATAAGCCGCTGCTTGCTGTAAAGCATGTTGATGATATTCTTAAGGCTATCAGCTGTGTGCTCTTCAAAGTTCAGTTTAACTTCAACCCCACTAAGTTCTTCTAGCAGATTAGTCGATTCAGCATTTTGAGCTGCCTCATGAGTTTCAGTTTTATTCATCTGCACTTCATCACTTTCCTCTTGATCAGTCAGTAGCTCTGGCTCCAATTGTTGATTCAGGATTTCTTCCATGGTGATGGGCTCTCCATCGCCTCTCGTAATACCACCATGTCTGTCAATGGTGTAGACTTCATTTTCTGTTCTGATTTCATAAGCAAAGCTTGGAACACTTAGATACTTAGGTTTCACGCCAAAGTGCTCGCCCAGTTGTTTGATCATTTCTTTCCTTTCCATTTTTAATCCTCCTTTACTTGGTTGGTACTTCTATACATCACTCACACCGCTGAAAATAGCAAGCTATATATTTTTTATTTTTGGAATTGGAAGTTCTGCCATTGAATTGGTAATTTCTTTCATATAACATAGAAGTAACAACCTAGGAGGTGCAAATGAAATCAACAGGCATTGTTCGGAAAGTTGATCAGCTTGGTAGAATCGTCATCCCAAAGGAACTAAGAGACACACTTGGCATCGACCAGAAATCACCACTTGAGATTTTCACCAGTGAGGATACCATCATCCTCGGTAAATACGAGCCGCAGTGTACGATCTGTGGTAATGCAAAAGGCACTCGCAAATTCAAAGGAAAGCTCATCTGCAATTATTGTATTGCCTATATCAAAGAAGCAGGCCGCTAAGCCTGCTTTTTGCTTTTCTGAGTTCTAGAGCTCAAGTCCAACATACCGCCCATATGAGTATCCCTCATTATTCACAAGGATTTTCTCTCCAGTATCAATGTTTACAACGCGGATGCACCTTACCTCTCCATTTTGGTTGATGCCTCCATCTTCTATCGTGATCCAGGGCTGATCTTTCAAAAAGTCCTGGGCAAAATCTCTAAACTCTGCATCCTTTAAAATCACTTCTCTCGTGATGGTATATGGCTGTCCTTTCTTGCCTTCTTTGATGGCTTGGTGGGTGAGCTCTTTAAGCTCTACAAGGTCACATACTTTTCTAGCGAACAATGCTTTCATTGTTTTCTCCCTCCCGCCCTTTTGAAATACTCTGTTTCCAGAAATTCTTCCATTTCACCGGGTGTGTAGATCAGGCACTCATCATCACTTTCTTCAACGGGTGCCAGGATAAAATCCCGACCCCATTTCCCAGCGATTTCGTAAACCTTACCACTCCTGCTTTCAAACCTGTCTTTCTTCTGAACCATCATTTCTTTGACCTCCTTTTTTTGGTACTACAATTCATCACTCGAAAGCCACAAAAATGCAAGCTTTATCTTAAGAGATGATGTATGTTCTAGGCGGTCTAAAGAAAGTTCGCTGGGTACTTCTTGATAGCCTTTTCGCTAATGGCCAGTGCATCTTCAATAAAGGATTCATCAAAACCGGCTGCCCTATAACCTTCTCTTACAGTCTCTAGATAACTTCTGCTTGGAAGGTTGAGATGGATCCTATCCAGAATCTTATCGGTCATGATATACACCATGGCTGTAATGACCGTTCCATCCTCTAGAGTGACTTTCACGTCTTCCTTTTCATAAAATCTCGGGTAGCCTTCGTAAAAATCTAGCGCCTTCTCATCTTCAGGCTCAAGTTCCCAAACAATCACCGGAACTTTCCCACCACGCTTTTTCTCAATGGTGCAATAGGCATTTGCCATCTGACCCTTAAATAGTAGACGATATCCTTTTAAGAACCCTTTACCGTAGACCTTAGCCGTCTGGCATCTCATGGCCATTTGACCAAGATTAAGATTGGACCCATAGGCCGCTCCTAGTCTTTTTTCCACTTTCATGCTTACTCCATCCTTTCTCAACAAGGGCGGTTTATCCCCCCACGTTTCGCCTGTGTGGGCTTTTGTTTAAAGCGGGGAACCCTTCTACCACCTTAAGGGCGGTTGCCCGCTCGGTGGGTTTAAAGGCGCCGCCTTTTTTAACTATACGGCTGTGCGAAATCTCCAAGCTGCCGATCCTGATAAACTTTTACATAAATGTTCGCGGCAGTTCTTGAACTCATCCCCGATTAGCCCAATTCGATTAAGCCAGGTTCTCATGGAGAACTTTGGGTTTTCCATCTGTGGTTTCTTGCTGCTGGCACTCTTTTGGGTTATGGCCTGATGATTCATGGCTAGGGCCAGAACCACATAGCTCCTGATCTTTCCGGCGTGGAGGGTTCCGTTGAATCCCCTAAGTTCAACCGTTCCGCATCCGTTAAAAAGGCTGTGAAGGTTTAGAAAATGGTATCGGCTGTCATGGTAATGTCTGTCCCTTCTCTCGCTGTAGTCTTGGTACCAGATGTCTTCAATTTGTTTCATGGTGGTTGGCTTTTTCTTATTCATTCTCTCAACAAGGCTTTGATCCATCTTTTTGCAGTAGTGCATTCTTCTTCTCTCTATTTGAAGAGCATCGTACAAAAGGTCGTTTCTTGAGTAGATGATGTTCATGAAGTTTCTGATGGACCTCGGTGTGTGGTCGGCGCCGTTCAAATGGATATGGATTCCAGATGAGTTCTGCGCTTCAGAAAACCCCCCGGCATTTCTAAGTTTTCTCACCATCTCCTGAAGGCTCTCCATGTCTTTTTCGTAGGTTAGGATTGGGCTGACCAGTTCGACGCTGTATTCTTTTGAGGCTGAAACCTTCTGACCACCTGATCTCTTCTGAGTGTTAATGCTTCCGTCATACATCACTTTCCACTTTCGGCCATCTGGCGCTGTGATTCTAAAGGTTCTGTAGTAATCGTGAAGTTCTTCGATGCTGCCGCCTAGATGTTCTGCTACAATCTTAGCCGCTTTTCTTCTGGTGATTCCTGTAAGTTCGATCTCGATTCCAAAGTTGCTCTTCAAGAAATCCTTGTCTGCCATGGTGCTTTCCCCTTTCTCGTTTAGGTGTGTTTCTTTCGTCATGTACATTAACGCTCTAAACGAGAGGTATAGCAAGTTAATTAAGAGGTATATATTGTATTTTATTCTGCGCCTTGGACTTCCTCTGGTTTTTCAACTTTACTGATATGAATTTTCTCACCATCGCGAAGCACATATACATCTTTGTCCGTTCCGACCTGTTCGATGAATCTTTTCACAATCACGGTGGCATACTTGGGGTCAAGTTCTAGGGTGTAGGCGATCCGATCTATCTGCTCGCAGGCAATAAGAGTAGAACCACTTCCTCCAAAGAGGTCCATAACAATTCCGTTGACCTGAGATGAGTTTTTAATGGGGTAGCAAAGAAGCGGAACTGGTTTCATCGTCGGATGCTCTCCATTTTTCTTTGGCCTGTCATAATTCCAAACGGTGGTCTCAGATCTTCCTGTGAACCATTTGTGCTTTCCACCTCTAAGCCATCCGAAGAGAATCGGTTCATGGATCCAGTTGTATGGGCTTCTGCCAAGGACCAGAGAATTCTTCTTCCAGATACACACGCCACTTAAATGAAATCCTGCTTCAATAAAGGCCTTCCTGAAATTGAGCCCTTCCGTATCTGCATGGAAGACATAAATAGATCCTCCAGGTGCAGTATGCTCCGCCATGTTCTTAAAAGCTGCAAGCAAGAAACTATAGAAGGTGTCGTTATCTTGTTTATCATTTTGAATCTTAAGACCGCTGGCACTCTCAAAATCCACATTGTAAGGCGGGTCCGTAAGAACTAGATTAGCCTTCTTCCCATCCATGAGCTTTTCAACATCTTCTGGTTTCGTGGCATCGCCACAAAGAAGACGGTGCCTTCCGAGGAGCCATACATCTCCCAGTTCAACAAAGGCCGCTTCCTCTAGCGCTTTGTTCACATCGTAATCGTCTTCTTTAGCATCCTTATCATGAACCTGACTAAAGAGATCTTCAATTTCTGCTGCATCAAATCCAGTAAGCGTCACATCAAAGTCCTGAGCTTCCAAATCTTTAATGAGGTCAGCCAGAGCTTCAAACTCCCAGTCACCAGTGACTTTGTTTAGAGCCACATTGAGTGCCTTTTCCCTTTCAGAGCTCATCTTAACAATGACACATTCAACTTCCTTGTGGCCTTCTGCTACCAGCACCTTGTATCGTTGATGGCCTCCGACAATATTTCCCGTCTCTTCATTCCAGATGATTGGCTCAACGTATCCGAACTCGGTCATAGACCGCTTTAGCTTTTCATAAGCGGGGTCTCCAGGCTTCAAATCTTTTCTTGGGTTATACTCTGCCGGGTTGATATCCGTCACCGGCACTTTTCTAATAATCATGTCCTGTTTCATCAGATTCCCTCCGTTTCTTAGCGTTAAAAAAGCCCTAGACCGAGGTCTATAGGCTAAATCTTATAAAAAACCGTAAGGAAACACCGGCTTTTCTAAGTTGTAATGGATTCACTTTGATTTGCTTTCTTGAAGATTCATGGGGCACTCTACCCTAGTATTTATGCGCTTACCAGCTGATTATCTCCCCTTGAATTTTGCGCATAATTTTTGGTATATACCCCCCTTTGGATTTTCGCGATTTTTCACAAAAGACCCTGGCGCGTTGTCGCCCGGCCACTTCTGTAGAGATTCAGACCCCCTACCCCCTCGTGGGTTTCGGATTGTTTCCGAAGCCTCCATCTTCTTCAGCAGTCTTCTTGGAGTGACAACTCTTACACAGGGGCTGCCAGTTGTTTTTGTTCCAGAAGAGCTTCCGGCCACCACCGTGTGGTTTGATGTGGTCCACCTCGGTTGCCGGAGTGAGTCTTCCTTCTCTCTCGCAGTGAACACACAGGGGATGCTTCTTAAGAAACTCCTTGCTGGCCTTTCGCCACTGATAGGTGTACATCTTTGCAGTCCTGTCGTTCTGCACCTTCACCATTTCTTTCTTGTGCTTCTCGCAGTATCTATCATGGGTCAGCGATTGACACCCAGGATAGTTACAGATGCTCTTTGGTTTCCAGGGCATCAATCTCACCTCCCGTGAATATCAAAAGCTCCGGTCTACTGACCAGAGCCCACACTCTCTTTATCTTTAATTTTGAGTTTCATATCTTCGATCAACTGATTCAACCAATCAGGCCCCAGCTTCTCAATCTCTTTTAGCTTTCTATGGTATTTACAATACTCATCATCAGGCTCAGCTTCTAACCTGCAATGGTCATAAGAGCAAAGTTTCTCTGACATCGTTTCTTCCCCCAATAAAAAAAGCCCTCGGTTTCCCTGGGCTTCATCGTTTATTCTTCTTCACATCATATACTATATCAGATTCTCAACTACACTTCACTACATTTTACTACACACTTTTCTTCTGACGCCTCAAAATTTTATTTATTTTCTTTAGCGCTTCACCGTGGATTCTAAAGATACCGCTGATACTGTACTGCATTTCCTCAGCGATCTCCTCCCACGACTTCCCACTGATATACCGCTTCACAAGAAGCAGCTCACAGTTCACATCATCCACCTCGCGGATGGTTTCAGCAATTTCTGATTTGAGCCTGATGAGCTCATTGATCTCATCATTGATCTCTACACTAAGATCGACGATTCGGACCAAGGTCTTTTCCATCTGACTCTTCTCGTTTGATGAATGCATGACTTTCACATCTGAAAAACAAGACGTCACTTTCATCGAAAGGCTCTTTAGAACTTCCAGCTGTTCAAGTTTGCTATTGATTCGATTATTTAGTTTGTATGCTTGGTTCAAATATTCCTTAGCATTCATTTGCGTTCCTCCACTTCATCGAGTAGTTTCATGTTTCCTCTGTAGTAGAGTTCGATGATATTTACTCGCACTTTCCGATCAAGACCTTTTATTCTTCGAAATACCTTTTGTTGATCCTGATGCGCCCTCTCTCTAGATTTGTAAAAGTTGCATCCCTCGCAATCCTGGACCTTAAGAGCAGAACACTTGTCGTCAACAAAAGCAAAACACTCTCGCTTTATCACCCTTTTGGTCCCCCTTTCTCAAGACACTCATTCGTAAAATATCTGATAGGAATATTCCACCTCTTGGCTTTTGCAATCTCCACACTCATTCCAGAGGAGATTCTATTCCCAAAGACCCATAGCTCGTGGCATTTACTTAGTAGGACTAGTCCCATATCAATACCAAGTTTTCGTTCTTCAGGATCGTCTTCCTCTAGGAACTGTGGATACATCAAATGCGGGATAATCGGTACAGCTTTCTCAGTCACTGCAAATCTCCCGTATCTTCTAGCTCGTCTAATATTTCCTTCGATGTCACCCGCAAAGGGGCTGCAGATGAACACGATCTTCTTTTTCTTTCTTTGCTTTTCTTCTTTTTCGATATTAGTCAATGCCTCATAAACCGTTGGATCATAATAGCCTTCAGCATTAAATTTATTTACACTCATTTTTACTTCCTCCATTTCTCAAGTTCTCTATTCTCGCTTTTACCGCGTCAATCAATGCATTCTGACTTGTGTCTTTATTATCTAGCGCCATCATTACTCGCTGGTCAATCGTATCTCTTGCTAGTATGTGGTGGATCACAACCGTGCTCTTCTGTCCCTGTCGCCATAGTCTGGCATTAGCTTGCTGGTATAGTTCTAGGCTCCAGGTAACACTAAACCAAATGATAGTGGACCCACCTTCTTGAAGGTTGAGCCCGTGCCCAGCTGATGCTGGATGGCAAAGAGCGATCTTCATCTCCCCTCGGTTCCATCTGGCAATGTCCTCCGAGGTATTGATGTCTCCTGCATCAAATCTCTCTTTGATTCTGTCGCGTTCATGTTTGAACCCGTAATAGATCAAGACTGGTTTCCCATTTGCAGCTTCAACAAGATCCTCTAAAGCATCCAGCTTACGGTCGTGAATCTGGTGTACATCTTGGTACTCGTCATAGACCGTCCCGCCCGACATCTGCAGGAGCTTGTTTGAAAGCACCGCAGCATTAGCAGCATCCACATCACTATCCTCAAGAGGAAGAAGCAGATCTCTCTCAAGCTTTCGGTACATTTTCATTTCCTTTTCTGAAAGCTCCACTTCTATTTTGTTGAAGATGATCTCCGGCATTTTTAGGTACTCTAGAGCTTTCATGCTGATGCAGATATCAGAAATCTTTTCATAGATCTTTTCCTCCGCATCATCGTTCAGTGCATAGTCCGCAGGTATGCCACCGTTCACATATTTCTGAGGATGAAAATATCTACTGCGGTACCCGCTGAAGGTTCTTCCAAGTCGTTCACCGCCATCCAGAAGATAAACCTGGCTCCAAATATCTAAAAGGCCGTTGGGAGCCGGAGTACCAGTCAAACCTACGATTCTTTTGATCTTGTGCCTTACCTTTTTGAGCGCTCTGAACCTCTTAGCTGAAGGTGATTTGAAACTTGAAAGTTCATCGATAATCACCATGTCAAAGGGCCAGTCGTTTTTATAAAAGTCCACAAGCCAGGGAACATTCTCTCTGTTAATGGTGTAGATATCCGCTTTCTTATAAAGGGCCATAGTCCGCTCCTTTGCGCTACCGAGGACCCTTGATACCCTTAAGTTTTTCAGATGCTTCCACTTCAGGACCTCGTCAATCCAGGTTGTATTTGCCACCCTCAGAGGAGCGATCACTAAGACCTTTGACACTTCAAACCGGTCATGGAGGAGATCAACAAGAGCGGTTAAAGTAATCACACTCTTACCAAGTCCCATGTCCAGGAACAGTCCCGCCGATGTTTTCTCCAAAATAAACTCTGTGCAGTGGATCTGATATTCATGAGGGTGGTACGGTATCCTTGATTTAGGTAGTACTACTTCCGGCAATGCCATCCACCACACCTCCTATGTCTGCTGGCCTGTCCAGGCAATAAACCAAAAACCCTAGCCCTTCCAGCTCACCTTTTCGCTTTATCTGGTTCGGTCTCATCTTCTTTCCTGGTGCCTTCACCTCAACAAATCCCGCCCGGCCCCCGGGCAGTAGCACTAACCGATCAGGCACTCCATTTATTCCAGGGGAGATAAACTTAAAAGCTCTCCCACCTCTTCTTTTCACTTCTCTCACGAGCATCAGCTCAAGTTCTTTTTCTGTCATGTCTTACACCTCAATTTCTATTGCTTTCAGATTTCCGTCTCAAGTTTCAAGCTCCACTACATATTTCATAATTTCTGTTTACACTTCATCGTTAATAGCTGGTGGTATAAAAAGGTGGTATATAGTACTTTAAAACTCTTACGCGCGTAGGTAGGCGATTTACCTATTATTCTTATAAACTTAAAACTTCAATATGGCTATCTACCACTTCTACCACTACCGTGCCGAACACATTGATTTACAAAGGTTTGCCTTGGTGGTAGATGTCAGTGGGATGAAGCTTTTCAGACTACCACATACCACTTTTGCAGTTTCAACTCTTGCCGCTTGGTAGCACCATATACCACCAAGCAGGTGGCTATCGACCACCTTTTCATAGACCCCTATTTCATAGACCACTTCTTCTGAGTGATTCCTTTATCTCATTAACATCTTTATCAGCTGCATCTTACTCATTTTCAGAATCGGTGTCTTCATCTCGAACAAATGCCCGTTGAGAATCATAAATCGGAAACTTGATATTTCCTCGCTTGTTTCCGTCATATCGCTTCCATCCACCAATCCTCATAAGAATCGCTTCTATTTCGTAAGAGTCTGTTCTACGAATGGTGTTTCTCTCTTTACCAAAACACTCGCACCAAATTTCTAAGCAGCAGACGCGATCTCTTCGATTGGCTCCTTCAGGTACGGTTTCGCCAAAATCGCTCTCACCAGCCAGATAACTGCGTCTTTCGTAAATGTCCATCTTTGGCCACTTATCAGGAAGAAGCTTCTCTAGGTATTGCTCAACTAAACCTTCACGATCATCTGCTTCCATGGCATCTCGCTGTTCTTCATAGGCCATTTTCACTTCATCACCGATCAGGATTAGTGGTTCGCCAGCTTTGTATTTTTCAAGAGCTTCAGCCCATATCTGGTCAATGTCCGTCATCTCCCATACCTTTTTCTTTCCGTGGTTCACTCTTACCGGCCAAAATCTCCTGTTTCCGGTGACATCTCTCAAAAAACCACTGGTACTGTTGGTGCTTCCGACGATAACGCTCTGCCTTGGATGACTTTCAACATTGATGCCATAGCTTTGTCTGAACTTATCATCCGTCCTGGTAATGAATGACTTCACCGTCTCAACATCGATCTTGCGTAGACCCGCAAGCTCACCTAGCTCAAGGATCCAATAACCCTGAAGCTTTTCTGCCCCTGCTTTATCGCGCATATCGGATACGGTTAGACTGTCAGAGAACCATTTCCCGCCTAGTTTGGCAAAGAAGGTAGACTTCCCAATTCCCTGCGGACCATTCAGTACTAAGATGTAATCAAATTTTGTTCCCGGCTCATATACTCTTGCCACTGCTGCTACTAATGTCTTTCTCATCACTGCTCTTGTGTACGGGTTATCCTCGGCACCTAGATAGTCGATCAGTAGCGTATCAAGTCTCTCGGTTCCGTCCCAAACCGGCAGCCCCTCCAGATATTCTTTGATAGGGTGAAACACCCGCTCTGATGCAGCGGTTAAGAGGGCATCCTTAATCTTTGCCGGTGACCAGATCCCGTAATGCTTATCAAAGTACATTTTGAGATTGGCAAGGTCCGAGTCATTCCATCCAGGTTTGACCTGCTTCCAGGGAAGCTTCCCGTTGACATCTAGTAGATGGGTCATCTGGTTATAAGCCACACCTTTAAGTCTTGGATCGTTTCTGATGATTGTCAGAATGTTAGTAGGTGTATCTTTAATCGTTCCATTCTTATTCACTTCAAGCTTTAGTTGCCAGGTAAGATCCACCTCACCCTCCTCTGGTTCGGTTTTAGAGGTGTCCTGATTTTCTTGAGAATCGACCTCTTCATCTAGCGTCTCAAACTCTCTATTGATCTCGTCTTCCCGCTCCTTAGCTAGTTGTCGTTTTACGTTTTCATCTTCAGAACAAAACTCAAGCATGGCCGTTACTGAGGGAAGCTGCTTCTTTTCGTCTGCGGCTTCATCTAGGTCACCAAATCGGTGGATCCTCACAAGGTCAAAAGCATTACAGAGATGACCACATGCAGGATCCGTCGCGTGATGAGAGTAGACATACTTTCCACTATAGATGACAACACCTGCTGTGGAATCCGCCGGAATATAATCGTAACGCTCTGGCATGACACTTGGCTGGTAGACATCTGAAAGAAACGCCTCGATGGCCTCTTCTATGGTGTAGCTCCTACAGAAAGCCCCAATCAACCCTTCTTTTCTGATAGGATCTGCCTGTTTTTTCATCAGCTTATCTAACAATTTGGTTTGTCTTGATGACACCGGCCATGATGACGTGTCCTGCCAGTTGTCGTATAGCTTTAAGATGCTATCAGGATTTAAGAAGCTTCCTTTGATTTCCCTAAAGAAATACTCTCCATCACTGGATGTACTTGGCCAGTACATGAGCCTATTAGGTTCGTAGGTGGTATCATCGAAAAGCTCAATACCGATTTCTTTTGCGATCCTTCTGCTGATCGCTTGATACTCATCAGCTGTCACTGTTCTCGATAGTGGAATGATCAGCCTGAGTCTTGGCTTCTCTGGTGTATGTTTGTGGGTGGAGTAGATTACTGCCGCGTAACCATAGAGCATTTCCATGTTCTCAGCTATAACCACCGCATCATCTGCGTGGTCCATATCAAGACTTAGCATGGACCGATTCATGACGCTGGCTTTGGTCCTTCTTCCATCTTTTAGCTGACCGGCTACAAAGCCGCCCACATCTTTCACATTGTCCTGCTGATACTTCTTCATCTTTCGATACTCTTCCTGAGTTTCACTGGTGACGGTTGTTCGGGAGAGTCTTTTTGCAAACTCCTCCCAGGACACCGTCTGCTCCTTCCAGAAAATATCTTTACGGCTGTTGCCTGTTGAAATGATAAATATCATGGCGTCCTCCTTCTTTCTTGATCAATGAGGGTTGTATGCTCAATTCTTACTCGATACAGTCGGGGCAAATATCTAACCATTCACCTTCGACCCTCTTGCTCTTCCATCCAATATCTTCTCTAGCATCTATTGCATCTTGAAAATACTCATACTCTTCGTCAGCTTGTGCTCCACATATGTCGCAACTCAAAATGCACTTCCCGTACTCTTTTGAGATCATCTATCTTTCCTCGCTTTCAGTTTCACTGTGATGGCTTTTTTTATAGTTCAGATACGCCTCAGCCATCACCTCGAAGACGTCCGCCATCTTTTCAAAATCTTCTTCTGTTGCCTTACTCATGTAACTAAGTCCCGCATCTGCTTTAGCGATTTCTTTAATAGCATCTAGTATCTTATGAGTAAAGAAACCACAATCGAACTTCGCAGTTTTAAAAACATCTCGGTACTTTTTTCTGACTTCTCCATATCTTCCTGTAGTGAAGTTGGCCCTATCTCCTAAAGTGAGCTGGGCCTTTTCTAGTTGTTTTTTCACTTCCGCTTGAATGAACTGTTCTAGATCAATCATGTCATTTATCTGCATCTCACTCATTTGCGTAACCTCCCTTTTTTAATCTGATTTCCGATATCTGATCATGTGTGTTTTAATCCTTCTGGTAAAAATCGCATTCATAACCATCTGCATCTAGAGGTAATCCTTCCGACCACTTGGGGCTTTCGCTCATAATGCTGCATATTTCTTCTACGCTGGACTCACCTACTGGCACTTCGCAAATCACCTCGTCATGCACATGAGCGACAATGACAAACCCAGCTTTATCAAGTCTTAGCATGGCCTCAGCCAGAAGATCTCTTGATGCAGCTTGTACAATGTTCTCCACAATCTTCGGTCCATAGGTCTCTATCCTCTCCCACTTTTTCGTGGTTCCGATGCCTTCATAGGTCAAACCCTCTCGTCCGAATTTATTCAGCATGAGCTTTGGCTTCACGTAGACCAGGTCACGACCTGAGGGTAATGTGACGAAAAGCATACCGCTTTTATAGGTGAAGACAATACCGTGAGTTCTAGTTCTGGTTCTCTCCTTCACTGCCTTGATGGCCATCTTGTCAACTTCCCACCAGAAGTTCACGATGTGGGGATTGGCCCTCCGCCAGTTGTCGATCAGTCCTTGCAGTTCGTTTTCTTCAACGCCCATCTCCAAGGCGCCCATGGATTTAAGTGCTCCAACGCCTCCACCATAACCGCAGGCAAGTTCAGAGATTTTACCCTTTTGCCTCAGTGGACTGCCTTTTGTGATCTCCTCTATGGGTACATGAAACATCTGTGATGCAGACGCCTCATAGATCTTTCCATGTGACTGGAACACTTCAAGTCTCCATTTCTCACCGGCGAGCCAGGATAGGACCCTCGCTTCTATGGCTGAAAAGTCTGCTACAATAAACCGGTGACCATCCTTTGGAATAAAGGCGGTTCTTATAAGTTCTGACAGTACCCCAGGTGTATTTCCAAAGAGCATCTGCAGATCATCAAAACGTCCTTCTTTGACTAGATCCCTAGCAAGCTTTAAGTCCACAAGGTGGTTCTGTGGGAGGTTTTGGACTTGCACCAGCCTCCCGGCAAACCGGCCTGTTCGATTAGCTCCATAGAACTGAAAGAGCCCGTGGACTCTGCCATCTGAACACACCGCCCTTTCAATGGCTTCATATTTTCTGACACTGGTCTTGGCCATGAGGAGCCGTAGCTTTAGTGCTTCTTCCACTTCACCCTCAGTTTCACTGACCAGCTCTTTTACATTCTTCTTTGAAAGACTCTCCACTTCCACGCCACGCTCTGACAGCCAGTCCTTGAGTTGTGATACGGAATTTGGGTTCTCTAGGCCAGTCAGTTCATAGGCTCTTTCTGTGGCCGCAACAGTAAACTGATGATCACAAGAAATGGCCTGCATGACGAAATCCATATCCGCCCTAAAGCCTCGATCATTAATTCGTTGGTCTAGTTCATAGAGGGCTTGTTCTGATTCTGGAATGGGGTAGTCTTTAATCTTCTTTCTGATTTCCAGTTCAACTTCTACGTCTCTGATGTTGTAATGCTTGAAGAGCTCCCATTTGTCCGGTGCATCTGATGGAAGGTTTCTGGTTCTCCCACCATTGGCGGCTGTTGGCTTGCAGGGAATACAGAAGTATCTGATCAGTGGTTTTCCCTCTGACATCTTTTGCGCGTCAAGCCTTAGCACTTTAGCTACTCCCTCAAGGTGGAGAGGAAGTCCAAGCATTGCTGCCTGAACCTCACTGCACCGCCACGAAGATGGATTAAGATACACATTCTTATAGAGCTTTCGACTGAGATATCTCATAAGAGCCACTCGTTCAAAGTTGGCGTTAAAGGCTGTCTTGATGATGTCTTCATTTAGAATGGCTTCAACGATTTCTTCAGGTAACTCCTCACCACTGGCAAGGTCAATTAGCTGAACTGGACCTTCATCAACGCTGTAGGCAAAGAGCAGAATCTCGAAATTTGGACTATCGGTGTAGCGGTAAACACCACACTTTCCAAGGTCAGTATCTGAAAATGTCTCAATGTCGATGGATAAAATCTTCATGGGTTTACCACCTCCTCTCTGGCCCTAGATTGATTAATCCAAGAAGTCATCGTCATCATCTAAAACTTCAAAGTCATCTTCCGGTCTGAAAATTCCTCCTAATGGTTCTCCGTCTTCCACCTTCTGTACGTTCCCAAGTTCTGCAGAAACCCCTTTATTTCCATTTTTGCTATATGGGTATAGGGTAATGGCCACATTTGCATAACAACCACTATAAACTTCACTTCGATCTACTATGAGTTCTCTCACTCTATCCACAATTTTGGGTGGATTATAAGAGCTTGCATTAATGTAATACGAATCCTTATAACTAGGGTCGTTAGGCCTCTCAATATCTCCATCCTTAAGTGGCAAATGAAACTTATTAGGGATTTCTCCTCCAAATAATTTGGTGACCCCCTTTTGCTTTGCTATTTCAACTGTCTTTAAAATCTTATTAACTGTTGCTTTGTCACTTTTGGGGATAATGATTGATACACTGTACTTTGGCTTGTTGCCATATGCCGACTTTGGCTCCCAAAGGTTTGCATAGCTTAGTCTCCCGTAAATTCTGATTCTTGTTTCTGCGCTCATTGCTTTTCCTCCTTAATCACATTTAGTTAGTTTTTACTCGATAACATCAAAATCTTGAAAAACCGAATCAACAGGTTTTCGTTTATCCGTATCCGGAACAAGTGTCAGTTTTCCTTTTGGTTTCTCCACCAGACCCCCAAGGATGTCGCTGAACTTCTTCTTCCCCATCAATTTCTCTAGTTCGCCGATAGACAGTAGTGTCTTTTTGAAAATATCCGTGTAACCAGCAGCCTTAGCTGCCTCTGCTACTGCCACCTCATCGGTATACCGCCTTCTACTGCGCCCCTCAACGAGCTTGTAGCCTGACCACTCCTTACCTTCGTTTATAGCAAGAGCCGTAGCATAGGTATAGATATCGCTCGCCCACTTGGAAAGCTCCTCAGCGACGCTTATGATTTCAGCGATTTCTTCATCTGATAAAAGCGCTGGATCTTGAAACTCATATCTAGCCATTTCCAGGTTCTTGAGAGTTCGTGCCCGGCATCTTGCCGCCACTCGACAGAATCTACAGTGTTCACCTGCACAGAACTCACCCTCACCCCGGCTTGCCAAAAGGGCTTTAGGTCTTAGTTCTTCTTCAGCCCATGAGAGCAGCTCCTCTACGGTCATTTCATCTGTTGGAAAGTTATTTACTCTGGGCTGAAAAATGGTCATTGAAATCTTATCGATGTCATAGAGCATGTCGAATAAAGTAAGTGCCCCGAGGCCGTATAACATCATTTGTGAGTTCCTTTTCCCTGAGACTTCAATGTAACCGTACTTAAAATCCACAACATAAAGTGTTCCCTTTCCAACGATCACTAGGTCTCCGGTTCCAAACCCACCAGGTACGAAATCACTGAAATCTAATTTTTGCTCGATCAAGATCTGCGGATCAGCACAGGTGTCTTTGACCTTTTCAATGAGTCCAAGGCAATATTCAACATAGAGGTCCGTATACTCATCCATCTCTTCGTCTTGATACTTACTGTTTGGTTTCTTGGCTCTCATCTTCAGTGCTTTCTTGAGCTTGTACTCAGCGAGGTCATGTGCGGCGGTTCCCGCTTCTGCATGCTCATTAGTGGTGTTTGGCACTTCTTTTTCAAGCATTGCTGAAGGCGGGCAGGCTAACCACCTGTGAGAAGCTGATGCTGATAAATCGGAATGTTCATTGTACGATCCACTCACTTCAATTCACCTACCTCCTTCATCGCCGATAAATAATGCTTAGGATCGAGAGAGGAAAGGTTGTTTGCTCCGTATTTCGTGAGAATAGCCTTCACCTCAGCTCTAAATCCATCTCTACTTTTATCAGCCATGACCGCTCTAAGTTCTTCTAAAGAGGGTTGTTTTTCTTCTGGTACTTCCTCAACTTCAGGTTCTGGTTCTTCAGTTTTTGCCTTAGACTTTGGTTTCTTTTTTGGTACTTCTTTGACTGCTTCAACTTCATTCGCTTCCATCACATGTACTAAAGTCTCGATACTTTCAGCTAGCGATTTAAGATCGTTGACAACTTCTAATACGAGTTTAATTTTGCTCATCCTTCCCCTCTCCTTTCATCTTGAAATAATCTCGAATCAGGTCCTTAAGAGTCGGAACCAGATCCGTCATCTCCCATGGAGTGTTTTTCTCAACACCATCCAGCAGCATCTTTTCTTTTCCAAAATGGCCATAGACCGCAAACTGTCTGTAGATGGGTCTCTTTAGTTCAAAGGACTTGATGATGGTCCCAGGTCTCATATCAATGAGCTTTATGATGATTGCAGTTAGCAGTTCATCCGGTAACCTTCCTGTCCCAAAAGTATCTAGTTTAAAGGACACGGGCCTCGCCACGCCGATGGCGTAAGAAACCTGCACCTCGCATTCCTTAGCAAGACCTGCTGCGACGATGTTCTTTGCAATGTATCTGGCTAGATATGCACCAGAACGGTCTACTTTTGTTGGATCTTTTCCAGAGAATGCTCCACCACCATGACGTCCTTTACTACCGTAAGTGTCTACGATAATCTTTCTTCCGGTCAGGCCTGAATCTGCTGATGGACCACCAAGGACAAACCTCCCAGTGGGGTTAATCATCACATTGGTGCGCTCAGTTAAGAGCTCATGTGGGATGACCTTTAAGATGATGTGCTTTAAGACATCCTCCCGCAGCTTTTTAGTATCCAAGCCTTCTGAGTGCTGGGCAGATACAACAATTGCTTCAACGGATACTGGTTTATGGTCTTTCCTATAACCGACGGATACCTGGGCTTTCCCATCTGGTTTGAGGTAAGGAAGCAGCCCTGACTTTCTTGCTTCGGCCAGTCTCATGCATAGTCGATGAGAAAGAAGCAAAGACAAAGGGATGAACTCTGGTGTTTCATCAGTGGCGTATCCAATTAAGGTTCCCTGATCTCCCGCACCTTGCTGGGCACTATCCCTATCAACCCCCAATGCGATATCAGGAGATTGCTTATTTAGCCTGACGAGCATTCTGTAGAATTCGCCATCCGCAGATAGTTCGTCTGCTCTGTATCCGATATCAAAAATCACATTCCTGATGACTTTCTTGTAGTTAACATCCGCCTTTGTACTTACCTCTCCGAACACATGGATGAGACCATTAGATAAGGTCACTTCTATTGCCGTCCTTGCGTCCGGATCTTCATCTAGTACTGCATCGAGTAGGCTGTCGGCGATCTGATCCGCCATTTTGTCTGGATGCCCCTCCGTTACCGACTCAGAGGTCAGCACATAAGCTGGTTTTTGGTTCTCTTTCATTCGCTCGCTCCTCTCTATTTTTCTTGATCTGTTTGATCCATTTCCTGGACCTCCATCTCAGTGATGGAAATTGTCCCTACACTCTCTCCAGGTACTAAAACAACCATTTTGTGTCCATCACCAAAAATCGCATTTAACAAACGATCGCGGATCGTCATCTTACGGGCTGCAAGAACCTGGTTAGGACTTGGCTTTTTGATGCCGATCTCCACATGGTGCATGGTTTTTGCCTTCTGTAGATTCAAGACACCTTGTTTACTCATCAGTTTCACCTCCCTTTCGTATCGAGATTTGAGTACCGCATCAGCGTCCTCTATATATAGGCCACGGGAGAAGCAAAAGAGGGGCCCCTAAAATAATTTTTTTCTAAGTTTTTTCATGATTTTGTTTCTTCTGTCTCTTATTGAGGATTTGTCCCGCCCTTCTTTTCTAGCTATATCAGCCATGGAAAGTCCTCTAAAATAAATGTCCATTACCAGTTCCTGCTGCTGAGGTTCTAATGTTTTTATGGCTTCTCTCAATGCTTCTTTCTCAAGATTGGCCAGCACCATATCAAGTGCATCTTCATCAGCCATTAGGGTGTCGAACTTATCATTTTGATCAGAGTAACTAAAATGTCTCCGCGTTTCAGCATGGTCGTTGTTGTACTCAAGGCGCTCTTCACCTTTGCTAATCACAAGCCACAGCCAAGGCTCTACACCTTCCGTCTCCTGGAGCATCCCTTCTGTAATTTCAAATTTTTCACCCGTTGCATCAAACTCATAAGTAAACGAGTCACACTCGCTCAAATCAAAGGTTGTTTTCTTCTTCCCAACCGAGTAGGTCACTTTCCCTTCTTTAGAGATTTCGATCGATGTTGTAAGGCCGTCTTTTGTTTGCATATTTTTGATCATGTTCGTTCCTCCTTGGAATGTATTAGAGGAAGCACATGTATCAAAAGGGCATAAAAAAGGCCCTAATACGTATCACACGTACTAGAGCCAATTTGGCCAGATGGATCCCACTCTCAAATTTTGGGTATAAAAATAGCCGCTCTGATCAAAACTCAAAATTACATAGAGTTCTAACCCAAGCGGCCATTTTCCATCATATTCATTTTTTGCATGTGCTTCCCACTATACATAGTGTAAAGGAACAAAACTCTCAAAACAATTCCAAAAGACTACCAATTTTCTATCATCAGACTATCATGAAACTCTCAATAACCTCTCACGAAACTCTCACAGGAGTACCATGAAACTCTCAAGAAAGTATCACGATGCTTTCAAGAAAATGCCACGATGCTCCCGAGAAAGTATCACATTCTCAATCAAACCATTTCTGATTCTCAATCAAGTAATCACTCTAATGGACCCCATCCCAAAAGTCTCTAAGCGGCGGGATGATATACCCCCAAAGCGCTATACCCATCAATTTTGTAGCTTCTTTTTTGTGGCGGTAAAATGATGAGCTCGTCAAATTGAGTTTATGGATGATGGCTTCATTGCTCATAATCTCTTGCTTAATATAGCAGTGCGTTATAATGTCGTGATAAAGCTGCCCATTAATCGGATGGTTTCTCAGATGTTTGAGAGCTTTATCAATTATTTCAATCATATGCTTTGTCTGGGCAATGCACATAAGCCTTTCCTCAACGACCTTTTTATCTCTTTTTAAGTCGTACTCGTCTAGTTCTAAACTTAGAAAGTCTATGAGTTCAGCGATTCTGCCACTTCCGTACTCGTTTGCTTTTACCTGAACCTCACCAATTGCACCCTCGATCCTCCATACAACTGTACGGTAGATAGAAAGTAAAAGTTTTGTCTTGTGAAAGTGCCGCGAATCATCAAGCTGCGAATCTTGGAGAGACTTCATAGGTCTTCTAATGTCTTTGATCACTTTCTCCTGAACTCGCTTCTCTTGGAGCTGTTTCTCTTGGAGCTGTTTCTCCTGTAGCTGTTTCTCTTGATGTCGCTCCTCTTTTAGTTGTTCAGGCTCTGCTCGATGTTCCTGCTCTTTCTGCTCAAGTTGTCTCTGCTCATGCTGTTCCAATTGCAGTTGTTTTTCTTGCAGTTGTTTTTCCTTACGCTGCTGTTCTTTTTGCTTCTTTGTTACAGGTTTTTCCCCCAATGGTCTCACCCCTTTCAACCGGTTGGAAGATGATTGCTTGTCTTGTAAATCAATTTCCGTATGCATGGATAGCCTCCTATTTTCAGAATAATCTGTGGCGAAAAGGCTTATCTACATTATACAACCGAACATACGTTCTTGTCCATTGCAACTTTTTTCATTTTTCTTTCGAAATCCAACAAAGCCTATAGAATCAATCTTCATGAAAGATAATTTTTTTGAGTGAAATTAATCGATTGTCATTATTGTGATATTTTTAACAAAGTGGTGTAAATAAAAAGGGATGGTACGCCTAGTACTTTTCATTTGAGTAGTTCTGATAGTGTTTGACATCGATAGAAAACTGATATGTCTTAAGGGCTAAATAGATCACCACACCCTTTCATTTAGATCAATTTAAAATTTTTTGGTAACCTACCAGTAAAATTTTATCAAATGTTCGCCGTATACAATTCGTGGAATTTCTATAAAATCGACACTTTTTTGATGCAGTTTTCATGTATGATTTTTATAAAAATTCCACAATATCCTTTTTAGTCCTAGCTCCCATTATCCTTTTTAGTCCTAGCTCCCAACACTCACCTTCAAAATGGTAGCACCTGCCGGAGAGTAGGATCTACACCTTGGTCTAGTCCTGAAGAGGCGCTCATCTTTACTGGGCTACCTATCTAATAGTTACTGACCTAAATCGAGCAGGTCCTCTAAAGGCTCATACCCTTTATCATTGAAGACGTACTTCCGTACCTCGCCATCAATCGTCGCTGTAATCAGGCCCATCACCTGCCCTGGATTCTTCTTAAATGTCATGGGCAGCTCACCAAAGAACTCAGACCCGAAGGATGATTCAATGAAGTTCTGACGATTGAGATGGATTGTCCTGATAAAATTCAAGATATTGAACACAATTTGATCTTCCAGGCATAAATCATCGGCTTTCAGCATTCTCTTTACTTCTATTTCTGAATACTTCATGTGAAAAGACCTCCTAACAGAGCCATTACCTATAAGTTCGGATAACTCTATGACTCCAGATCACCGCGAATGTAGACCGCAGCCACTTAATCCTCAAATCGATCGACCAGTTCCCCAGCGCTGTTGTATAGCTCTGCAGGATCGCTATCACTGTTGTTCCATGTTCCCCTACCATCTAGCCAGTGGAAATCTACATCCGCATTCTTGGCTGAGTCACCGACTTTGACAGAAGCATTGACCTCTAAGACATGCTCTGGGAACGTAAAATTCTGATCCCCTCTAACCGATCGGATTCTCCACCCGGATAGATTAACAGCTTGAGTGCCGGTATTCTTGATTACGATATACTCGGCTTTCTTATCTAGGCTTGTTATGACAACACTGCTTGATGCACTGCTTGGTGGAACAATTACATCATCAGCGCCCTGATCGTCAGCCTCTTCATTAATCGCTGCGTTTACTTCATCAGGATTGACGTTGTCGAACTCATCGTTAATGACGTTTCCCATCAAAGTATATGTGAAACTGTAATGGCTTGGAATCTGAGTCTTTGTATCAGGGTATGTAATGATGGCCACAAAGTCAGTACAGCCACCTGCATCTCTGATTACTTTTTCCATATAGGCCAGATCGCCATGACGGTTTAAAGTGCTATTTTGTGGAGTAATGTTGTATGCATTAGCAACTCCACCTAAGCTGTCAGCAAAGGCATTTATGTCAAAAGATTTAAAAAGTAGTAAATCTATAAATATTGTTATTGCTATTATTAAGTAAAATACTTTTTGAAAAATTCAGTAAAATTAATAGTATTTTATTGATTTTACACAAATAAAAAATGTTTTTCTATAAAGTGTACCCATCAAATATTTATACTATCTTAATAACACTTCTCTCACTTTAGATAGCTTTTTATTAATTTTTCTGGTACAAAAAATAAATCGTTATTGGCTCTTGTACAAGCAACATATAGTTTGTTTTTACTTTTAGGATTCATATCAATTAATTTATCTTTTTTAAATAATTGGTAAGTTGATTTATTCAATATAACACAAACATCTTTAAAATTATCTATACCTTTGCTTTCACCCCAATTCATAGAAAAACAATTATACTTTTTAGAATTCCAAAAAAATAACTTAGGTATTTTGTCATCTTGAATTATATCTTCTATTTTGTTTTTTTCTTCTAATAGTTCTACTAGAGTTTTATTGTCTTTGTGAGACTCTATATTTATCCCCATTTTATTATTTATAAATAAACATAGAGATCTACTACATCTATAACTTTTAATTAAAGTTGATTTATCTATTTTAAAATTCAATTTTGAAAATCTTTGAGTATATTTCTTGTAGTCCTTATGTAAATTTTTATTAACATTACCATCTCTACTTGTATCAAAAGTATATTGGTAAAAATCTCCGACAAACATAATCTTTATATTTGATTTACTTAAATCAAGCAATAAATTAAAATCATGTCCAGCAAAATCTTGCACCTCATCTATATAGAGTTCATCGAAATATTTTTCTAACCTATCAATTATATTTTTATTTACTTTCATTACATCTATTAATTTTGCTAATCTATTATGATATAATCTTCTGTAGTTATCAATATAATATCGTGGATCTTCTCTTTTTAAATAAGCTGTATCGTCAGGGGGGTGTTCGAAGTTATAGCCTCTAGCTTTAACTCTATAATGCAAGAATGGTTTATAGCAAAACGAATAAAGGAAATTAAAATAAGTTGTTAAATATATGTTTTGTGGAATACCATTAAATTTTTCTATGATTTTTTCTCTTATATTTTCATAGTTATTATCTGAGTAAGTTAAAATTATTGACTTTTTATCTTTTCTCAATGAATCAATGATAAAACTAGTTTTTCCAGCTCCTGCAACTGCTAAAATCAATCGTTTATCCACTCTATAGCCTCCCTAATATGATTTGGCACTTTCAACTTGTTCGACTTTTTATCTAACATTTGAAAAGCTACTTCACTCTTGTTTTTCAACATATACTCTTGAACTGTTAGAGTCTTTCTTCTAGGAGAAAATAATTCATCACATATATCTTTGTTTGCTTTATAAACATTTATTTCAAAAGTGTAATTTCTATTATTATCATCATAAAATATTTTTATATTATCATCGATATATTCAGTATATAAATCAATACAATTCTTCTTATAATCTTTATCATTGTCTCTTATTACTGCAGTTTTAATTCCTATTACTCTACCTATATCCAAATATCTCTTAAAACTTATACCACCAACAGATATTATATGGATATCATTTTCACATAACTTATTCCCGGTTACTCTATTATAAAAAGATTCCATTAAAATATATTCAGCATCTCCTTCAACTAAAATAACTTTCTTTGACAAAATATAATCCAAGATATTGTTGTCAGAAGATTTCATAAAAAACTTTGCTGTATCATCAGGAATACTTTTTAAAGATATTGATTTTTCACTACTACTATTTAGCATTATTACATTTCTTAAATCAAGTCTTCTAGAAATCATATTGTTATGAGTAGCTATAAATATCTGCTTAGATTCGACCTGTAAAATGATATTTATTAATTTATTCATATTAATATGACTTAAATGGTTTTCAGGTTCTTCTAACAATAAGGTATCTATATCATTTTCAGGATTACTTTTTGATAGTGCAAATTCTGTTTTAATTAATGATTTTTTACCTTGTCCCATATTATTAATAAATATTTCACCCTGTTTTATAGATAAATCATTTTCTAAATTTGATCTTCTATCTGTTTTTAAATCAAAACTATAATCCTCAAGAGATCCATTTAAAGTTTTAAAAATTTTATTCACATAGGCTGATTTATATTTACGATACTCACTTTGATGCTTAGCTTTTTGTTTTGGAGAAACATTTTTTGCATAAACATCTTTAATATACATGCTTGTTGCATATTCATCATTTATTGAAGAATTATCTATAAAAATTTTTCTTAAATATTTATTATATCCATTATAAGGATCTCCTCCAAAGGTTTTAAATGAAATACTATAATATTCAAAAGGAAAGCAGGTATCGTCATCAGACAATAATTCTAAGATTTCATCACTATAATCATCGTTTGGAAGACACTCAAATCTTAACCCATCACATATAGTATCCTCTGAATTGTAATTTCCATTAAGCTTAAAATTCTCTTGTTCGTTAAGATATATTTCTACATATAATTCTGGTAAATTTTTATAATTTTTTTCTTTACTCATGAATTCTTTTATTATTTCTGTGTTAAATAAAGATTCTAGTCCTATGTTTTCAATATTACTTCTGCTACCACTTATTATTAAATCAATAGCTTGCAGAATTGAACTTTTTCCTGATTCATTGTCCCCAATTAGCATGTTAAAATTATCATTAAAATAAATTTCGCTATTCTTAAATTTTTTAAAGTTTTTCATCTTTATTTTTTTAATTAATTTCACTTTGTACTCCTCAAATGTATACACAATCAAACTGCTTTTTCATAAAATATTTTAATTTTTCTATTTCAAAGAATCAACATCAAATTCTTCAAAATCAATATTGTAACTTCTGGTTTGTCGTTTTGCAACTTTAAGTTCAATATTTTTCTTCTTGATTACCTCTAGTAGTAATTTATAATTCTCTGTTTGACTATCTTTTTGTTTTGTTTCACTATTCAAAGAATTCTCAAACTTTTTCCCGAGATATATTTTTTTTACATCTGGTACATTAAATTTTAATATATCTTTAGATTTTTTATTTTTATTCGAAAAAGGAATATAAAATATGACCCTCCATTCATTCTCATACATCCAATCCCTATGTTTACATATGGAAGAGACTAAAATTGCTAGTTCGACATTTTTTTCATTTTCTAGTAGTTCTATTACATCTATTGGACTATCAACATAGATAACTGGATAAGTAAACATTATAATATTTTTTTTAAAATCAGAAAAATCATATTCTATACAAATTCCTTTATTCTCATTTGCATAATGACTCCACATTAAATTATTATTATTTGTCTCCGATAAACAACTTATAAATAAGTCTTGGCGTAAATAAGTCATGCCATACCTATCTATTTTTTCACTATTTTTTTTAATATAGCTATAATCAACATTCTCTAATAAATTATCGTAGCCTAACATTTTGCCATATTTTTTTTGTTCCTCTAATTTCTTCATTCTTGACGAATATGTGTTTTTATGTATTGTTGAATCAAATAGGTCATTAAAGTTTTCAGGCCTATTTGCAACAAGATGATTATTTTCAATATTATCGTAAGTGTAACAGCTTATTGAAGAATATTTATATAATTTATTTATTTTTTCCAGATTTTCATATTTAAGTTTATCTAACTGTTTTTGTTCTACATGCCCTTTTAGAATTTCTATCAGGTCTTCTCTAGCTTCTTTACTTGCAATGTAATCTATCATGCAATAAATCCTTTCGTTTCTTTTATCGTCTAAAAATGCTTTGCTTTTAGTGTAGAATCTTGATTCCATATAGCTTCATATATGGCTTGTAATACTCCACTTTCAACTTCTGCTCCTGTTTTAAAATTAAAACTTCTTTCTATTAGTTCGTTATCATAAGGAAAATGTGATTTATCCAAATGATATTTAAATATTTCTTTTATATCCTTATCTGAAGGATAATCAATTTTAATTTTGATATCAAATCTTCCAGGTCTTAATATTGCTGAATCGATTGTTTCTACGAAGTTAGTAGTTCCAATTACTAGAACATCAGTTAAATCATCGTATCCATCCATCTGAGATAATAACTCATTAATCAAACTATTATCTGCTGTATGTGTTTTTCTTGAATTTGCTATAGCATCTATTTCATCAATTATTATGATACTTGGAGCCAACTCTTTAGCTTTTTTAAAAAAAGAGCTTAATTTTAAAGATGAATCCCCTGAATATTTAGACAATATATCAGATCCTTTTATTGAGATTATGTTTAGATCCAAAGTTGAGGCTAATCCTTTTGCTAAATACGTTTTTCCAACACCAGAAGGTCCATGTAATAAAACTCCTTTCATATTTCTTAAAAAATTATATTTGTTTTTGTTTTTCCATGGATATATAATTTTTTTCATGAGCTCATTTTTTACTTCTTCTAATCCAATTATATCATTCCACTTAACATTTGATTTGTAGGATAAAACTTCTCTTCCTGCACTTGGTTTAATTTTATTTTTGGCTTTTTTAAAGTCTTCTATTGTTACTTTTAAGTTTTTAAAATCTAATACATTTTCTTTAATTTTTTCTGAGTTTCTCCTAACAGAATATAGTGCAGCTTCTTTACATATTGCTTCTATATCAGCACCTACGTATCCATAGAGTGTTTTTGATAATTCTTCTAAATCTACATTGTTATCTAAGGGCATTTCTTTTGTATGTATTTTTAAGATTTCTTCTCTACCTAGTTCATCAGGTGGAGAAATATTTATCTCAAAATCTAATCTTCCTGGTCTTCTTAAAGCTGGATCTATAGAATCGGGTTTATTTGTTGCAGCTATTACTATTACTTCTTCTCTTTCCTCCATACCATCTAATAAACTCAAAAGTTGTGTCACTATCTTATTATAAAAAGAAGATTCACTATCATCTCTTCTTTTTCCAGCTATTGAATCAAATTCATCAAAAAATATTACAGAAGGAGCATTTGCTCTGGCAGTACTAAAAATTTTTCTTAATTGTTTCTCTGACTCTCCAAAATATTTGTTAAAAATTTCAGGTCCATTTATCGAATAAAAATTCATATTTATTTCATTTGCTACAGCCTTAGCTAACTTAGTTTTCCCAGTTCCGGGTGGACCGTATAGAAGTATGCCTTTATAAGGTTCTATACCTAGATGCTCGAATAATTCTGGATATTTAAATGGAATTTCTACAGATTCTTTAATTAATTTAATCTCTTTTTCTAAACCACCTAAATCTTTATAAGTAGTTTTTGTTTTTTGCGTTCGTATAATTTCATCGTTTTTTTGAGGATTCAAAATAGAATATTCTTCTTTTGTTCTTAGTACTAAATTGTTAAAGTTATCTTTATCTATCTTATAATCTTGATTTTCTTCTATATTGATTTCATCCGGTAATTTATCTATTAATTTGTTAAATTCTTTAAAATTAAAATAAGGACACTCTGAAACATATCTATCTTCAATCTCTTCCATTAACAATTTTTTAATTCTTTTTTTGTCAATATTATAAATCTTTTTATCCTCATTGAAGTTACCATACTTATACCACAAGTTACTATATTCATATATGAACATGTTGTTCATATTTACTTTTAATAAAATCGACCTTAATTTTCTGCACGAAAAATACATTTCATCTTCACTTTCATCACAGTATGTGCCAGGATTTTTACTAAGTAATTTTCTCTTTGAGCATTCATTTATGGTAATAATTTTTTCTAAGTCATACTTATTTGCGGGCACGTCATTAATGAAAAGTTCACTACTTTTCCATCCTCTTATAAGTTCCCATAATTTAGAAGCTTCTTTAGATTTTTTGATATCAAATAATACTATATTCAAAGACTTATTATCAAACTCTTTAATTTCAAATTTAGAAGAACTATTTTTTGATTTTCTTATCGCTAAATTATAATTTTGAGATTTACTTTTCCCAAATACTATTTTTATCATATAATCCACCCTTTTTTATCATGAAAAACATAAAATTAGAGTCCTTCACCTTCCTCTCTTGATATTTCATCAGAAATCTCTTTGCTTTTATATAAGATTGTAAATTCTTTTTTATAATTATCACCTTTAAGTCTTAATTCCACTATTAAATCTTCATTTTCCCATAAAGATTTATATATCAAATCTCCAGTAAATATTGCCATCCCCCAATCACTAGGATCATCCTTGTACAAATCATCTTTCCAAATTATTTCGTCTTCTTTTGGTTCTCCATACTTCTCTATTAACAATTCCTTTAAATAATCAAAATCATCTATGAAGTCATTTTTATTGCTATGTTCATGAATTAAATAATATCCTGCTGAAAATAATTCATTATTCACATTGAAATGATATGTTAAAACAGTGTCAAATCTTGCTACTCTTAAATTTTGATATCCTAGTCCTTCTTCTATATCAGAAGTAAGTTCCGAATTTTCATATTTTTTCACCTCTTCTTTGCTCATACCCCATTGAACGTTCCTAAAATCAGGCTTAAGTGCATTATCTTCTTCTTTTTCAGGCTTACTTCCTATATATACAGAATTTGTATTCCCATCCCATGATACTTCTTCATTAAAAGCCTCTGCCACTGCTCTAACTGGCAAATAGGTTGTTCCGTTATAAATAAAAGGTTCAATTTCATTACCATTAGCATCTTTAGGGCTAATTAAATCGTTATTAATGTAAATCTTTATATTGTTATAATGTGCTGTTATTTCTTTAGAAATAGATTCTCCAGAAACTGTAATTACAATTGAAAAAAACATTGTAATTGCTAAAATGCTTATTATAGATATTCTTAATTTTAACTTTTTCATTTAATCCTCCTATTAAAAAATATTTATTATAATCAACTACATTGTATATATTTTAATTTCATTTTACAAATCTAAAAACAAACCCGGAAAACTTTCTTCAATTTCTTCTATTGACTTACTTAATTTTTTATCATCTGGAATTAGTTTAATAACGTTATCTTTAATACCTTTATCCTGTCTTATCTTTGT